ACCCGCGCAGGATTAAGCCGCCGAAGCTTGGTATGAAGGCCACCCTTATAGATGGCGAAGCGTATTGGATTCAGGCGGAGGTAAAGGTATGAGCGCAACACAACGGCGGGCGAAACGCGAGGCGCGTGAAGCATATGAGCGGGCGCACCAAGAGCGGGTCGAGTGTGAGAGCGCGATCTTAGCGTCCTACCGCGGTAGCCTGGTTCCACGCCATCCACAACGGGTCATAAAAGCATTCTACCGCGCCCTACTTGCCGCGGAACGTGACGCTAAGACCGCGCTGGATGCGGTGAAGGAGAAAGTATGATCACCGTTTATTATGTCCATGATTCGTCAAGAACACCTGAGCCTGTTGAATGCAAAATGCTCAGTTTCCCAAACCTTGATGCTTTGGGGCGAATGATGTATGAGAACACGCACTATGCTACCGAAGAAGCGGCATGGGAAAAAATACGGCGTACCGCACCCTTATGGACTGAGAATGCCGACCGAGATTTACAAGTTGCCAAAATCAGGCTTACGAAGGCAGAACAATTCTACGCTCGTGCTATTGAACATGTCACGGCTGTCAACCGGAATTATGAGCGGTTCATGGCAGAACGGAGTGCGCAAGCTATAGATACGACGAAGGAGATGCCGTGAGAACGTGGCCCGGTGCGTGCCCGCATTGTGGCGGAACTGCAGGAATTGAGACACGGACCAAAGCGTATGTAACCCAATGGTTGCGATGGAATGGGCAACCTGAAACTACGGAAATAAATAGCATCACGTTTGCTAGGCGTGGTGAATGTATCGAATGTGGGCGACTTGTGACATTACCAAAAGTGGTGAAGGAGCAGCCATGACCGACAAGCCAATGAAACCGCTACTAATGTGCGGCCCCATGGTGCGGGCGTACATGGAGGGGCGGAAAACTGCTACCCGCCGCGTCATGGTGCCGCAACCAAGCCCACCGTGTCATGATGCAGAGCTTGTATCTTTGGCAAATGGCGATTATGGATGGTGGCTGGATGGCGAAGTATTTGGCCCATTTTATAAGCCGCGCTACCAGCCCGGCGACATACTGTGGGTGCGGGAAACATGGATGGAAATCCCATGGGCTGATGGAGTTACGGTATCGAAACGCGCAATTTATCGGGCTACAGATGAGGAATGGTTTGACAAGTCTATCGGCGATAAGTGGCGTCCTTCCATCTTCATGCCGCGCAAGTACGCCCGCCTGTTTCTGGGTGTCATCGATGTGCGGGCCGAGCAGTTGCAGGATATTACGGAAGAAGATGCGATAGCCGAAGGAATGGAGCTCCTATGGACATCGGCTTCGTATGACTGGAAAGATTATCAGGTTAGCTCACCCGCCCATTGCCTTTCAGCCCGTGATTCATTTATGACATTGTGGGATAAGTTGAATTCCAAACGCGGCTACCCTTGGAGTGGCAACCCGTGGGTGTTCCGGTATGGGCTGGGAAAGGAGAAGGGGTGAGCGCCATATGGCTTAGATATTTCTGTTGGCGCTGTAGGCTCTGGAATGCACTCGAAAAGTGCCGTTCATGTAAGGGTACATGTTCACAACCAGGATCGAGAGCTAGTGCTGAAATTGCGATTGAAGCGCGAAAGCGCGCGGAGCCATGGAAGGAGCTGGCATGAACAAGACCAGCGCAAAACCATATCTGACAGGCGGGATTTATCAACCCAAGGGGAAGGCGGGTGAGTATTCAAAATATGCCTGCAACCTGTATCGCGGTTGCGGCCACCAGTGCGTCTACTGCTACTGTCCAGCCATGCTCCGCATGAAACCTGCTGACTGGCACGCACTGAAACCAACCCCGCGTAAGAACATACTGCGGGCACTGGAAAAAGACGTGATAAGGCTTGCGAATATAGAACCGGGGGCGGAAGTGTTCCTGTGCTTTACCTCAGACCCATACCACGGCGGGGATACTAGCACAACACGGGAGGCGATCCGCATCATTGGCGCAGCGGGGCTTGTGCCGGTGATTTGTACCAAGGGCGGTGCACGGGCAGAACGCGACTTTGATTTAATGAAACAATATAGCGGCAAGTTCGGGACAACGATGGTGTTCTACGATGACTATGTGCGGGCGCAATGGGAGCTACACGCACCATCAATTGAGGATCGCATAGACGCGATTCAAATAGCGCATCATGAGGGGATCTATACATTCGTGTCTCTTGAACCGGTGATCGATCCAAGGGAAACCCTGCAAGTGATTCGGAACATGGCGCGATATGTGCGGCACTGGAAAGTCGGCAAGATTAACTACGATCCTGTGCGCGAACGGGCTGTAGACTGGCATGATTTTTACAAGGAAGTAACAAGAGTACTTGATTCAGTTGGCGCGGATTACTACATCAAAGAAAGTTTGAGGGCTTACGCATGAACGGCCGCGTGCTGGACGGGCGGGAGTATAACGGGGGGATTGCGTGGTGAGGCGGCGACGGGCTGCAAATGGTGGCGGGTCTGGGCTGAGGAAGTGGTAGTATGGTAGGAAAACCAGGGCGGCATACGAAACTGACGCCGGAAGTGCAACAAATAATTGTAGATAGTATCTTAACTGGTTACACTCTGGGGAGCGCGGCAAAATTAGCTGGTATACGGCGAAGTACGTTATTTCTTTGGCTCACCCAAGGCAATCCGCGTAATGCCCCTAAACTATTTATGGACTTTTCGGACTCGGTTCGCGCAGCACAGAAACAGGCCGCAGAAGTTAAGATTAAAGCCAACCCGCGGCCATTGGCCCGCGCCCGGTATGAACGGGATGCCACGCCGGATGAAATGCGGAATGCATTTTTTCTGGAGATTATACGATGTCGAAAACAAGGGCGAGTGCCCTATGATGCGGCGCTAGAGGCTCTACAGATGGCCATAGACGAACTTGAAGATAGTATGGCGGAGGAATCCTTGTCGTGGGTTGATGACCCTGTGGCGGCCCCTGTGCACGGCGGTAGCCGCGGGCGGATGAGTGGTAGAGAGTGATAATCTTGGAAGTCGGCGATGAGCGCGTAGTAAGGCACGGCCACGGCAGGTACACGTTTGGCAATAAACAGACCGCGACTGGGATTGATCCCGCGCTTGGTAGGGCGATAGAAGTGCTTGTGACTGAACGTGATGAGGCGGTAAAACGAGCGGATAAATTGGAAGTTGATGAAACAAATTAGCCGCAAGGCTGAAGCCGGGCTATAAGAGAAAGAGAGAAAAGTAGCAAAAGAGAGAAAGAGAATTGACCGGAAAGAGGGTTGACAAAGCGAAAGAAGGGAAAGCCGATTGAATGGCAATGAAATGGCTGAAAAAGAAAACCGCGCGGCTGCTGTTGCGCTTCTTGCCGGAATACAGCATGGAAATACAGCGGCATGAAGACTGGCTACAACATCCAGGCGCGGAAACGTTCCGCGTTGTGCGCCGGTATTGCGGGGCAAGGCGGGTGGTTACTGAAATTGAATGCACGGGGTATGAAGGCGTCTTTGTGGCGACTAATGCCTTGCAGTTACAGTGTATGGAGCGAGAGGTAATTCTGCAAAAAGTACTCCCGGATTGGTATAAGCGATTGCTGCTAATGAAGTTCGGATATCCCGCCGACCATTTAGAGAAGGCGCGTCTGTCCTAGACGCCGCGCGGTACACTTCGCCATAGTCCTACTATGGTAACAGGTAGTATCCCAAAAAAGAACCCCTATAATATCAAGGCTTTAGGCGACATTTCTCCTGATCCGAAAAATGCAAATCGTGGGACTGAACGCGGGCTCGGGATGCTGGAGCAGTCCTTGCGCACATACGGCGCGGGCCGGTCGATCCTATGCGACCGTCATGGGGTCTGTATCGCAGGAAATAAAACGTTAGAACGGGCTGCTGATATCGGCATGGACGTGGAGGTAGTCCAGAGCGACGGCAAGCGGCTCGTGGTGGTACAGCGGACCGACTTGGACTTGGCGGAAGGCGGGGCCGCGCGTGAACTGGCCTATGCCGACAACCGGGCGGGGCAGGTTGGACTCGACTGGGACCCGGCAGTACTGGCAGCGGACCTTGCGGCGGGGATCGACTTGGACAAGTTCTGGTTGCCGGGGGAAATGGAATTGATCGGGCCAGAAAAAGAGTCGGAACCGCTGGATGCTTCGCCCCAACTTGGCGCACTGGAATACCGGATCATCGTGACGTGCCGGGACGAAGAACATCATGCCGAAGTCTTGTCGATGCTTCAAAAAGAAGGGCTTGAATGCAAAGTTTTGATATCGTAGTCGAAAGCAACGTGTCCGCTTCTGCGCGGTGCAGACAACTAGAAGGCATGTTCGATGTGCCGCCGTCGAAACGATCGCGCCTACAGTTTAGTGGCGAGGTCGACCTCGACTCGCAATCGTGGAACGTGGGCCTGATTGTCGGGCCGTCCGGGGCGGGCAAGTCCACAATCGCTAAGCACTTGTTTCCCGCCGAGTATGGGCGCATTTACGAGTGGGGCAAACAGAGCGTTATAGACGACTTCTCAGAGACGCTTTCGGTTGCGGACATATCGAGCGTATGTCAGGCGGTCGGGTTCAACACTATACCGGCGTGGCTACGCCCGTTTGCTGTGCTTTCCACTGGCGAGCGATTCCGAGTGGAACTTGCCCGCAACCTTATCGAAGGCGGCGATCTCATTGTAATGGACGAATTCACGTCCGTTGTGGATCGGCAAGTCGCGCAGATCGGCGCGAACGCAGTCCAGAAATACGTGAGACGAAACGGAAAACGGTTTGTGGCCGTTTCGTGTCATAGTGACATTATCGATTGGCTACAACCCGACTGGATTTACGAACCGGCCTTGTCCAGGTTCGTAAGGGGGTTAGTTCGGCGACGCCCAAGCATGGAGGTTGAAATCACAAGAGTCAGCTATGAAGCGTGGAAACTATTCGCTCCATTTCACTATCTGACGGCAGAACTAAACCGGGTGGCGAAATGTTTCGGCCTATGGATTGGCGGGCGCTTAACGTCCTTTGCTGGATTGCTCTGCCGCCCAACCAAGAAAGCGGATCTATGGGGTGTGAGTAGGCTTGTGACGCTACCAGACTGGCAGGGATTGGGATTGGCAATGATACTAGCGTGCAAGATGGGCGGGGCGCACAAAGCCATTGGCAAGCGGCTCCACATGTACCCGGCGCATCCGAGCCTTATACGATCGTTTGACAAATCGCCGGAATGGGCGCTCATAAAGAAGCCAGGAGAATTCAAGGGCAAGGAAAACCAAAAGGGGTTTAAAGCCATGAAGGGAAACCGCATAGATCCGAATAACGAGGGCCGTCCCTGTGCCGTGTTCGAATACTGCGGCCCGGCAATGGACCGGGCGGCGGCGGAGGCCCTACTTGCGTAACGTCACAATGCGCGGCTCCTGGCCTTTGGGCCGGACTTCGACACGGAAGAACCCGAGACTCCCCTTCGCCGGAATCGGGTTGATTCGCCGCACATTAGCGATAGCCCACGCGAACATGCCGGGGATGTGCTCGACACAAGCGGCGTCTTCGTCTGCGCGTACAAACGGGCGGCACTCGATAATGTCGAACACGGCAATCGCAAAACCCGCGGGGTATATTGCGGGCGACGCCGAGGAACACAAGAGCACCCCTTTGCGAGCGGGCGTTGTCCACGTTCTCACTTCAATTGTTTTTCGCCCGTCTGCAATCATGCTCGCCCACGGCTGCTTGATAGATATCGCGTCAAGTTCCATGCTTTATTCTATCAAATTTATTGGGATACCGCAAGCAAAATCATCTATCCTAAGTTGCGCTGATTCCAGCACTTACAGCGGTTTTATTGGTTTAAATTATGCCTAAGAACGGCAAACCCCGCCCGCGCCAGCTATACGACCCCGCGCGCACGCCGGGTATCATCCGCGCACTCGCCCAGGTGGGCCACACGAACGCTGAAATGTCCGCTCTACTCAACGTGTCCAGCAAATGCCTATGGCAGTGGCGGGATAAATATCCGGAGGTCAAGGCGGCGTTGGAAGATGGCAAGAGCGTTGCCGACCAAATGGTGGTAGACGCGCTATACAAACGGGCGCTCGGGTATGAGTACGAGGAAACCGAAGTCAAAGGCGTGGTGGACGAACACGGCAAGTCTATTGGTAACAAGGAACTCAAAAAGGTCAAGAAACAACTCGCTCCGGACGTGGGCGCTATTTGTTTTTGGCTCAAAAACCGCAGGCCCGATGAATGGCGCGATGTATACAAACAGGAACATAGTGGCGACGTTATACTATCTATAATCCCGCCACCTAAACCTAATGCCGCTCAAGTCCCGCCTACAGATTGACCTCAGCCGTTTACGCGAGGCGAGTCTCCCCAAGTTCTATCCCCTATTCGAGAATCAATCCCGATTCCTTGTACTGGTTGGCGGGGCCGGTTCAGGCAAATCCCATTTCGCGGCAGAGAAAACGCTTGTCCGGCTCGTGTCTGAACCGGGCCCACACCGTTTTGTAATTGTGCGTAAAGTGGCGCGGACATTGCGGGCATCCTGTTTCCGTCTCTTGAATGATTACATAACCCGCTGGGGCTGGTTGAAATATTTCAATGTCAATAAGAGCGACCTCGATATTACGTTTCTGCCGACAGGCGCACAGATCATGTTTCTCGGCATGGATGATCCCGAGAAACTGAAATCTATTGAACAGCCGACGGGCTTTTGGCTTGAGGAAGCTACTGAACTTGAGGCCGATGATCTTGAACAGATAAACCTTCGGCTACGCGGCGAGATGCCGAATTACAAACAAATCGTCTTGACGTTCAACCCAGTAAGTATCAACCACTGGCTAAAAACCCGATTTTTTGACTGTGAACCGTCCGACCGTGTGACCACCATGCGGACAACCTATCTCGATAACCAGTTTATTGATGCCGCATATCGCGCTGAACTGGAAGACCTCCGGCTTCGCAACCCGTCCTGGTGGACCATTTACGGCCGTGGCGAGTGGGGCGTCATGGAAGGGCTGATATACAACCCGCCCATTATCGGCCCGTGGCCGGAATCGTTTGACGAAACCTTCTATGGACTCGACTTCGGGTTTAACAACCCGACGAGTCTTATCCGGGTGGATATGAAAGACGCAGGCGCATACTTGACCGAAGATCTCTATGAGACGGGGCTTACCAATGCCGATCTGATTGCCCGGTTGCGGGAAATTATACTAAGGCGCAGCCTGCCGATTTACGGCGACTCTACTGAACCGGGACGGATTGCCGAGATATGCCGGGCGGGGTTTAACTGTCAGGCCGCTGACAAGGGGCCTGGCAGCGTTCATGCGGGAATATCTTTCTGCCAAGGGCTTAAACTCCATAGTAGATCTGCCAATGCCAACCTAAATGCCGAGTTTAGTTCTTACGTGTGGGCTAAAGACAAGAATGGCAAGACGTTAGATGAGCCGGTAAAATTCAAGGATCATGCCATGGACGCCATGCGAATGGCCCTCTGGACCCACTTGGGCAAGCGCGAACGTGTCCCCGCCCCGTTCTCCCGCAAGTTAATTGGCGCATAGCTAGACGTGCCCCGGTACACTTGCCTCTAAATAACCCCCGGATGAGCGCATTACGCGCTTTGTAGCCACAACAGATCCGGGAGATCGCGCCATGACTGCAACATCAAGCCCTATCGTAGATCCTGAATTTTCAAAACTCATTCCGCCGTTGACGCCAGAAGAGATTTCGCTTCTGGCCAACTCGTTGCTCGAAGACGGATGCCGCGATCCCCTTGTGGTGTGGGATGAAAAGTGCATTTTGCTTGACGGCCACAACCGCCTGCGCCTATGCCAAAAACATGGTATTGAGTATCAGGTGGCCCGGTTGTCATTTTCAGATAGGGCGGCGGCGGAAACATGGATAATCCGCAATCAGTTAGGTCGCCGCAACCTCAGCCCCGACGCGGCCAGTTACCTGCGGGGACTCTTATACAACCGGGAGAAGAAAGCGGTTGGCAAGCCCAAAGGAACGATATTAGATCAAAATGATCCAATATCCACAGCCGAACGCTTAGCCAAAGAGCACGGAGTGTCCGCGCCGACGATCAAGCGTGACAGCCAATTCGCCAAGGCCGTGGAAACGCTCAAGCCCCACGTGGCCGATATTGAACAGCGGGTTATGTCGGGCAATATTCCCGATAAGCAACGCATTATTGAGGCAGCAAAAACCCCGGAAAAAGCAGAAAAACTGCTTACTGAAAAGGTTGTGCATGTTTCACACAACAGCGGCGAGAATGAGTGGTACACGCCCGCACCTCTTGTTGAAGCGGCCCGCAAGACGATGGGCGGCATTGACTGCGATCCGGCGTCAAGCAAAATTGCAAACCAGACAATCAAGGCAAAAACCTTTTACACAAAAGACAATGATGGGCTCACCCAGAAATGGGCAGCTCGCGTATGGATGAATCCCCCGTATGCGCAACCGCTCATCTCACAGTTTTCCGATGCACTTGTGAAGCGCTTTAAATCAGATGAAGTCAAGCAGGCGTGCGTGTTGGTAAACAATGCAACGGAAACAGAGTGGTTTCAGACCATGCTTCGCGTGGCGAGTGCCGCCTGTTTTCTCAAGGGGCGCGTCCGCTTTATCGACCAAGAAGGCAACCCGTCTGGCGCTCCACTTCAGGGGCAGGCGATGCTTTATCTCGGCGGAAATATTGAACGGTTCAAAACGGAATGGTCACCGTTTGGGATTGTCCTTTTGCGATGACTGAACGCGGGAAAATATATAACCGTGAATATGCTGCGCAACTCCGGGATTTCTCGGGGTTGCGATACGGCAAAATTACCCCAACTGACATAGATGGTTTTATGGATTTTGGGGGCAAAGCGTTTGTTTTTATTGAAGCAAAATACGGCGATTCCGAAATGCCGTTTGGCCAGAAATTAGCACTTGAACGTCTTTGTGATGCTTGTGATAAGGGCGGGATCAACGCGGTTGTCCTTGTCGCGTCACACAATACCAGGGAAGACATAGACTTTGCGGCGATGACCGTAACGATGGTTCGGCACAATGGGGTGTGGCGGCCGCCACGGCGAGAACTCACGGTTAGGCAAACAATAGACGCCTTTCTTGAATGGACTTCCGCCGCCAAACTTCCTAGATCTTCACCCTCCCGGTGAACGCCCCGCCAGTGCGGAGTTGTGGCCGCAAAATAACTGGCGGGGCACTTTACAGTATCCGGTACACTTGCCCATAAATCCCCGCATGGCAATACAACTGACACCTGCTGATATCCTGACAATTTGGAATAATTCGGAAACCGACCGCACCTTACAGACGGAACGGGCCGAATATTATGCGGGCGACCAGGCGATTTGCGACGAAACAGTCGAACGATATGACGGCCAGGACCGCAATCTCGTTGTCACCAACTGGGTTAGATACATTGTTAATAAACATGTTGGGTTTCTAACTAGCAAACCCATTCGCTATACGGCGCGGGAAGGGCAAGAGCCGGAAGCGCTCGTTAACCTGGATGCCATTTCTCGATACAACTACCTAAACGCCATTGATGTTGAACATCTAAGAAATGCGATCCTCGCCGAATTTGGTGTCGAGGTCCACGGGTTTGATGGCGAGCAAATTGAGATCACCGGATACCCGCCGCACAACTGGGCGTTTCTTGAAGATGCAGACGGCAATATCTTGGCCGCAGTGTACTGCGCAACGTTGCCGATTGGTACATGGTGGCAGGACAAGATCCTAATAGCCGAACTCGATGTTTACACCTGCTATACCGATACAGAAATCATAACCCTTACTCTTGTTACCCAAAATGCGTCTGTGCCGGTGCAGGGAATCCCAACTTCAACGCCTGGCGCAACTGCGGCAGCACTTCAGATTGTTGGTGAACCCGTCAAACACGAATATGGCTGCGTCCCGGTTATCCGTATGGCGGTTAGTGCTGACCGTACCGCCTTCATAGACAACGCTTTCATAACCCAGCAGGACGTGTTCAATGAAACCCGCAGCCGCAACGCTGACGATGTTGAATATAACGTTGATGCACTTCTGAAAATCATTGGATACGCCCCCGATGCGATGACTCAGGTAGATACGGATGGCAAGACGTTCCTAGAGAAAATGCGGGAACATCGAATCCTGCCGCTTAAAGAAGGTGGTGAAGCCGAGTTTCTTACTAAGGGCAATGAATATACGAAAGCTGAATTTGATCTAAACCTCACCCGCGACGCGATTCATCTGATGGGATCTGTTGCTGACACTGAGGCTATTGCGGGTGCGACAGGTGCCACATCGGGGATCGCCCTAAAGCTAAAACTCCAACCTCAGATAGCCCAAGCGGGCGTATTTACCTCGTATTTCGAGCAGGGTATCCGCGAACGTATTGACCTCATAAATATCATTTGGGCAGCTCAAGGTAAACCGCTCCTCGAAGATTATGACGTGTCATTCAGCCTGCAAATCCCCATCAATGAACAGGAGATTTGGCAGGGACTGCCTTATCTAGATCCCTATCTAACTAAAGAAGACATCTTGAAACTTATCCCCAGCGTAGAGGACCCAGCGGCGGCGGCAGAAGCGAAACAGGCAGAACTGGACGCCAATACGCCGACGTTTGAACCCCTTAACCCTGTGGGTGAGATAGACGAAGAGGACGAAACGGAAACCCCAACTGAAGAGGAAAACGTAAATGCCTGAAGAAAAAACCGAGGATCAAAAGGCCGCGACGGATGACGCTGCAAAAACGTCAACGGACGGCGCTATTGACACTCAAGACAAAGAACCCGATCTGGACACGCTTCTGAAAGACAAGCGGATCCAGGGCGAGATTGACCGGCGGATAGCTTCATTGCAAAAAACAATGGAGTTAAAAGCTAAGGAACGCGAGGCGGCTGCAGCAGATAAGGCCAAACGCGAATTCGCCGAGGCGAAGTTACTGGAAGACAAGAAATTCCAGGAACTTGCTGAACTCAAAGCGAAAGAAGCCACTGATGCCCTGGCCAAACTAGAACGCTATGAACATGAAGCGAAAGTTGCTGCACTTCTCGACAAGAAGGGCGTGACAGACCCCGAATTGCGCTTATTGTTCATGCGTTTTAACGGCGATTTAACCGAACTGGACCCGGTGATCGACAAGTTCCATTCACAGATCGAGGTCCAGGTCGAGAAGCGCGTCAATGAACGCCTCAAGACGCCGCCACCGCCGTCCAAGAGCGAAGCGAAACCCAAGGAAGACACTTCGCTGGACGCCCAAATTGCCGCGGCAGAAAAGGCCGGCGACTACAAAGAGTCGCTACGACTCAAGCAGATAAAAAGCAACCAACTCAATCAAATCATGCGGAAAGCACCCGCGTCAATAACGGAAGTAATAATGCCCCCAATGCCGGGGCAACAGTAACGTGTAATGCCGTCGGTGCCCGCTAGGAGAACCACAAATGGCTTCTCAGACAGAGCCTATTTCAACGTATGATGTCCCCAATTATGTAGGCGAGGTTCTTTACCTCGGCGCTACACTGGGGAAAAGCCCACTCCTGTCCATGGCGGGCCTGACAGACGGTTATGAAACATCCCAGTGGAATGAGTATCCAATGGGCAACGTCCTCAGTGGTAACGCTGCCGCGCAGAACGTCGTAACTGAAGATGCTTCTATTGCGGCTATTGCCAGAACCAGTTATGCCGCAGCCCAGGCAACGAACTTCCTGGAAATCCACGACGTATCATACGTCCAGTCATACGCCCGCGCAGCCCTTCAGGGCGGAATCAGCGGCGTGGCTATCAATGGTGCAAAAGCTGCCGTGATTGGCAGCCTGGAAACCCAGCGGACAGCCCACCTAAAACAGTTGGCGTGTGATCTCGAATTCTCAGCCCTCCGCGGCACGGTCCAAGCATGGACGAATGCTGCTACTGCCGGCGCGACCCGCGGTCTCGTAACCGCCATCGAAGCCGGGTCCGAAACTGCTGCGGCTGGCGCATCGCTATCCAAGACGTTGATCGACACCGAGATCGCGCGTATGGCCGCGGCGGGTGCCGAGTTCACTCGCATGGTGATCGCGTGCAACGCTCACCAAATGCAGATGTTGAACACCTTGTACGGGTTTGCCCCCCAGAGCATTACCGTTGCGGGCGTCCAACTTCAGCAGATCTGGTTGCCAATTGCGGGCCAGTGCGGCGTGGTCTATGACTCCGTACTCGCAACCGACGACCTAGTGTTCGTGGACATGGAGCATTTCCGGCCCGTGTTCGGAATCGTGCCGGGCAAACCGCCGATCTTCGTCGAACCGCTCGGCAAGATCGCGGCAGGCGAACAGGAACAGTTGTACTGCCTGTTCGGCATCGACTACTCGAACATCATCTTCCACGGCATGGTGAGCGGACTTGCCACGTCGTAAGCAGTAAACAGTTGAAGTGCGGCGGGGTCTAATAATAGGCCCCGCTAATTAACCACAAATAGAGAGGATCTATATGGACGCGATACACATGCAAGCGAGGCTCGATGCGTTTTATCACGAAATGTCCGCGATGATCACTGATGTCGGGGTACAGGATGTTGCTGAAACCGACCTCGATGAAATCCTTGTGATATTACGGGAACGCTGCCTGTGGAAGAAAGAAAACGACACCACACTAAACGCTATGGGCACTGGTAGTAAATCCCGTGCGCAGGCGTTTGGAGAACTCAGTCTTGGCAATGCGCAAATCCAACGGATTCTCAAAGAGTTTTATGTGGGGCGACCAAAACTGAAAATGCTGGTAACGGAAACACCTAAACCGGAAACACTAGAAGCGCTTCCGGCATTTCCGATTCCGGTAACGCCCCTAGTGAAACGCGGGCCGGGTAGGCCTCCTAAAGTACGTGATGCGGAACTTGCGCCCCCGGAATCTGCCCCTACGCCCGAAACTGAATAACCACGGAACCAATGGGGGCGTTCACCGCCCCCTACGTGAAAGGACCACGAAATGAAAACACACGGTAGTATCCAAAACCCCGAACTACGCATGATCCTGAATGCCGAAGGGTTGAAGCAGGTGGCGTTCATGCCCCTAGCGCCGGATGATGACTGGTTTAAAGTCTCGACCGTGCCGACGGCACACGCAACTTCCAGCGTGACCACGTTACTCGCCGCAGCAATGACGTTACCCTACTGCCCCGGCTGGCCGGTTGTTCCCGTGTTGACGTGCATCGAAGACACGCACGATACGTGGACGGTAGTTTCGGCACTCGTTACGGGCATCAACCAGTTTGGCGATTGGTGCCAAGAAACAATTGCGGGTGTGAATAGTCCCGCGAAAACATGGACCGCAACGTGCTTAAACGCTTACCAGACCTTGATCAGCATCGTCATCACGATCACGGGCGATGTTGCTGCGGCTGACAGGTACAAACTCGGGTTCAATAAAACCTATGGCGTCGGCTACCACCTCGAAGCGGCCACGGACCTGATCTGTTCACTGTTCAACTTCGCGGCGGACGCGGGCACGTTGTCTCTGGCATATCAGACATACATTATTGCGGGTACGCCAGCAGCAAGCGTCGCAACGAATGTGATCCTGCTCATGAGGCCGCAGCACTACTTCGGCAAATAGGCCGAGGAGAGGCGGTGCATCATGGCACTAGCAGTTACCAGAGAAGAATATTGCGAGGACTGGCTCGCCTGTTACACGCTCGAATGGGTATCGGCTGCTGATGGCACGTTAAGCGAAATCATTGCGGCCATCCAGGGCACGATAGAACGTATTGTGTTCAAACCCTCAAGCGATGCCGGTGAAACCCCGTTCAGTCTCTATGACGTGACCCTACTTGATCGGGATGGTATCGACATACTATCCGGCAAAGGCGCAAACCTGAGCAACACGGCGGCATCCAGCGTGCTCGTTACAGACACCACGCCGGTACTGCCGATTGCGACTATAGGCCTGCTCACGTTGAACGTCGCCCATGCCGATAGCGGCGGTGCTGGTACACACTCGGGCACAATCCGCATTTACCTGAGACGATAAAACCTCCGGGGCGGGGCGTTCGCATCCTGCCCCGGATAACTCTATTGAGGGCGTGTCATGGCGAGCACATGGATTTCTGAAGTCGCTGCCGATACCTATTTCGCAACGCGGCTCGGCGCATCAACCTACTGGAGCAGCGGGGCAGAAAAAGAGGCCGCGCTAACTACGGCACAATGGCAGATCGAGAATTCCGATCTGTTTGGCGGTTATCCCGATGTATCCGTAACGGGCGAAGTTGCAACGCAGGCCATGGCGGATGCCGTGTGCGAGCAGGCGCTGTTCCTATTGCAAGACGCCGATGTCGATACCCGCGTGAACCTACAGGCGCAAGGAGTTCAGCAGGCAGGCATGGTGCAGGAGACGTACAAATTGGGCAACGGCAGGATCGCCATATCGGGCCGTGCTTATGCGTGTATGCAGAAAGCGGGCTACCTCAAATACGGTAAGGGGTTCCGGTATGACAGTCTGGCCAGCCAGAACGCCGATGATCTCGACTAATGAAGGCAACCCACGTAATGCTTTTACAGCGGCGTAACGCGCAACGAAATCAAGTAGTTGATAATCAGGAAATATACAAGTCACAAATGTCGCCGCCGATCCCGCCCTGCCCCCTTTCCACACAACCGATTTGCGGACAACCTCTATACACGGTCCTCGACGACGGGGCTTGGGCGGGACAACGTTGTTTTCTAATTGGCGGCGGACCCTCTTTGATCGGATTCGATTTCTCGCGTTTGGATGGCGAACTTGTTATCGGGATCAACCGGGCGTATGAAAAAATTGATCCGGCGATCATCTACACGATGGATACCCGTTTTATCGCATGGGCATCTAGCGGCACTATCAGTATTGAGGCACGCAAAAAACTCTATACGTCATTGGCTACCCGCGTTTTTTCTCGGGCATCTACAAAAAATTATCCTAAAGGTTTTTACATTATCGAACGTTCAGGAAGCGACTTGTTTCAAGGCAGTTTACGCAAAGGGTGGTGTGGGCACAACAATTCCGGGTCCGGCGCATTATCTTTGGCGATAGCCCTCGGCTGTTCTGAAATTTACTTGCTTGGGTTTGACATGCACGGCGATCCGGTTACGGACAAACAAACCTGGTGGCATTCAGGGTATCCGGCGGACAGCATACAGAAAGCCAGCGTGGTCTACAAGGCAATGCGGAGCGCATTCGGACATCATGCGGATGCCATTAAAGAACGCGCGCGCGTTATTAACTGCAATCCCGATAGCGCACTTCGCTGTTTTGAGTTTGGAGATCTCCCTGAACCATGTCCGCCGCGCCCTACGGTTGTGGGTTTCTACACGGCTGGAACTGGGTATGAAGCCGAAGCGCGAGAGATGATCGCCAGCGCTCACCGTATGGGACTCAGGACTGATGTGCGGGCAATTGAGAATCAGGGTTGGCAACGGAACACCTCGTATAAGCCGCGGTTGTTGCAGGAAATGGTAGAGAAATATTGGGAATCCGCTATCGTCTATACCGACGCCGACTCCCGGTTTATGCGTTACCCGGCGTTATTCAATGCCGATGGCGGTCTAGCCGATTTTGCCTATCACCGCCATAAGAGCAAAGAGGTTCTATCCGGCACGTTATTTATCCGCTGTAACGAATCCACCGCGGCACTTATGCGGCTCTGGGCTAAAACGTGTGAGCAAAATCCGCAGACATGGGATCAACGAAACCTGGAAATCGCGCTGGGCAAATGGGACGGCAACTGTTCCATATTGCCAGCCGAATATTGTTGCATCTTCGATTACAAACCCGCTCCCGATAAGCCCGTGGTAATTCACTATCAGGCGAGTCGGCGGCTGAAAAAGGAAGTAGGTGCCTAATGTACTTCCTAGTCACCGGCGTACTGCGTGGCAGACCGGGCAAACATCATTTTGCGATCTGCGCCGATGACCATGAGCAGGCGGCCACGACGTTGCGGCGAACACGCCCGAATCTCTGCGATGTTCGGTTTGAAGCATGGAAAATGTTTGCTGGAGAATCCTGGTTTAGTTACGAACTTGATGAAGATACAAAACAATGCCTGGTAAAACTACAAAACTAAAGAGCGGCAAAGTCCGCGTGCGATGGGGCGGCAAAGTCGTTGCCAAGAAGACGACAAAGAAGAAAGCCCAAGCCCAACTAAGGTTGCTCAGGGGAGTCGAACACGGATGGAAGCCAACAGGGAAAAAAGCGAGCAAAAAGAAGAGCAAGAAGGCGAGCAAAAAGAACCGGCGGAGTAAACGGAAATGATCGGCCACTACGTTACCGGCAATGACAAGGCCCATCTATATACGCCCACCTATGAACATTATTTCAACTGTCCCATCATAGGCACATTCAACGTCAAGATCGATGGACGCATTAACGATTACCGGCCCTGTATTGTAGATGAGCAGGAACTAGACCGCCGCTTTTGGGTTGTCCGTATCAATGACAAATATTTCGCATGGGCGGTACGTTGGCGCGGTTCAAAAATGCCGTACAACATAATCGAACTCGTGTCCAAAATGCCGTTACCCGACGATCTCAAAGAAGGCGATCTATCTATCGAAGTGCTGGAACCGCTCATAGGCGCTGAACTCCAGAAGTGGATATCTCAGCAAACCTACTGGTTCCAAAGTTTCTCATGGTCGCCGCAACGGGCCGACTCGGCACTAGTATGGAACGCCGTCAAGGATCATGTGGATTGGTCTGGCAAAACATTACTCGATATCGGCGGGGCAAACGGGGCGCATTGTTTCCCGCCGTCGCGGCTGGGGGCGCGGGTTACGTGTTTTGAACCCGATACGCCCGCCCGCGAAAAAGGGATGTTCATAAACGACCATATTGAGATGTGTGACGTGACCTTCTGCGATGCCGACTCCGATGGCGTGTTCGACGTGATTTTCTATTTCTCCGTGCATCACCAATGGGATGAAGCCTATTCGCATTTAGCGGAAACGCTTGCGCAGTTTAAGAATCGGGCGCGAGAGAAAGTCTTTGTCGAACTGATTGTACCTGACCTCACTAACAAACTCACTGAACTGCAGATTGACGCGATTGTCGGCGGTCAACCACTTCTAACCTATCGGCACAAAGTACGGCGAGTGCGGCGGATTTATGAACTAATAGGGGAAGCCGAATGATCTCTATCGTCATGCCCACGTATAACCAAGGCTGGTATATCGCTGAATCCGTCCGCAGTGTTCTGGCGCAAACCTATAGCGATTTTGAATTGATCGTTGTGAATGATGCTAGTACCGATGATACCGCGCAAGTGCTTAGTGCGTTTTTTCATCCCCGGATGATTGTCTTGACACGCACCGAAAACGGCGGCACGGGATTGACGTTAAACACCGGATTCAATGCGGCGTCACCCCAATCGGTTTATGAGACGTGGTGGGCATCAGATAACGTGATGTACCCGCAGAACCTGGCGATCCTTACGAAATACCTCGATGATCACCCTGAAATAGATTTCGTTTACGGCAACTGTGATATCCGGCAAATGGATGCGAACGGAAAAGAGATCGGGCGCAAAAACTTACTGGCTGAGGTTAAAACACAGACGTGGGATTTAGATCGCTTCTTACAGTCCTACCACCTCGGCATCTGCTGGTTATGGCGTCGGGCATTGCGGGAACGGGCCGGATGCTGGTTTCAAAAAACACCTTGCGAAGACTATGACATGACCGTGCGTATGGCCGCTGTCGGCGGACAGTTTGCCCATATCCCGCAGACGCTCGGGTGGTTCCGGCGGCACAATCAGAATATGTCATGCCGCATCCGGGGCAAGGGGATCGCGCCGAATTACGCGCAGAACTTGCGCAAATTTCAGTATATCCAAGAACACGGTATCAGTGCGTGGATGAAAGAAACGGCGCAATGAAGATCCTACTCCTAAATTTGGAATTCGATTGCGGCGGCGCATCTTGGAATCTGATGGAGGCGATCCGGACGTGCCACCCTGGGCACGAAGTCAGGCACGCCATATTCAAGACCACCTACGCCGCTCCTAATAGTGACATTCTATTCAAGCGAGTAGAAGATCTGTTGCCGTTCTGCGAATGGGCCGATGTGATTCACTTCAATAACTGGCTTTGGACACACAAACCCGGCAACAATCGGCTCGGGTTCTATCCCGTTAATGAGTATGGCGGACCCTCGCCGTTTGAATCCGTATTGCAGGACAAAAGCAAAACTATCGTTTATCATTTCCACGGCGGCAATCACCAACTCAACCCGAAATATTGGCTTGACGAATGCACTCGCATTGGCGTTCGTATCCTGAAATGCGACCCGTTGTGTCCGATACCCGGTGCAACATGGTTGCCAAACGTACTCGACCTGAAACCCGCGCAGGTCTGCCGACATCAGCCGTTCGGCGTGGCTATCATGGGCAATGTTAGCGATCAACGCCGAAACAATTATGCTATCCAATCCGTGTTGAAATACCTCGATATCCCGCACAAGTTTTTTGGTGAAGTTCCCCGTCAAATTGCTCTCGTGGAACGCCGCAAATACCCGGTGTGTATTGATAATCTCACCCAGGGGTTCGCAGGCATGTGGACGTGGGAAGCCCTCGCCATGGGACAGGTGCCGATTGCGCGGCTGGACCCGGCGGTAACGGTGCAATATCAGGGTGCGCCTATTGTCCAATGTCCCAACCTCGATTGGGTATCATTTCGACTTCGGCGATTTCAGGATGACCCGGTATTCTGGGATCAATGGTCGCGGGCCGGGGTTGCGTGGACGGAGGAACACAATTCATCTGCCGCGGTAGCGGGCCGGTATATCGAGTTTTACCAAAAGGCAAAAGATGATCCAGACAATCTCAATCATTGACATCTGCAACCTAATACTTAAAAAGTGGGGTGCTGAATCCGCCCTTGAACTCGGTTGCGGTATCTGCGGGATGATTTCCCGCCTGCATCTAAACGAACGCCGCGTCGGTATTGATAACTGGCAACCGTCTCTAGATGAAGCACGCGAGAAATTCCCTTTTGTAAAAACCATTTGCGCAGACATCCGCAGGGTAGGCGAGTTGTTCGTCCCCAGTAGTATAGATATCGTCTGCGGGTTCGATATCTTGGAACACCTCCTATATGCAGATGCTATGCAGGTTATGGATGCTGCCGAACGCATAGCCCGGAAAGGAGTCATTTGGTGGGGACCGCTCGAAGAAGACGAACCGCGCGATATTGAAACCCATGGCAACCCCGGCATGAAACACATACGGATTATCAACCTGAATGAATTTGAGACACGGGATTATGAATTGATCACGTTTCCCCATTATTGGACAGAACTACCCATGTATGGGGCTACCGGATTTTTGGCATTCAAAGGAAGTGCGCAATGACCCAATCAGGTCCGGCCTTAGTAACACAATATTTATCAGCCAGCACGTATCCGGCAAAACTGATTGCCGATCCGGGTACGATTGCGATGATCAAACGCGGGTTTATCCCGCCCATTCACGTACAACTATCACCAACAAACCGTTGTACACGCGCCTGTAGTTTTTGCAACTGCCGGGGCCGCGACAAAGACGCCGAACTATCATTAGCCCAGATCATGCAATGCCTCCGGGACTTTTTCTCGTTAGGTGCGCGGGCATTGACCATTACGGGCGGCGGCGAACCGCTTTGTTATCCCGATCTCGATGCCGTGATCGAGTTTGCTGCTAACCTCGGGTATGACGTGGGGCTGATCACAAACGGCGATTTACTGAGTGTGAAACCGTCAGATGCCGCGCTTCACCGCCTAACATGGTGCCGGATCAGTGCAAGCGATGAAACGAATCAGATAGCCGCACTGGAAGAGCGTGTTGCCGCCCATTTTTCCGTTGACTGGGCGCTCAGTTATGTTGTCACGGCAAAATTCGATTCAAGTAACCTAATGGAACATATCGCATGGGCTGAACGCGCCAATATGACGCATATCCGCATCCTAGAAGATCACACCAATCTCGGCAAGACGCTGGGCATTGAACAGGTTGAAGCGCTTGTCGGGGTTGACAATCCGCGCATCATCTACCAGCACCGAAAAGAGTTCTTCCGCGGTCCCGCTAATTGCCGGATCGGATTGCTCAAGCCCTATGTCGGCTCTGAAGGAAACATATACCCCTGTTGCGGAATCCAATTCGCCCTCGGTGATAAACGATATGCTCTACCGAAAGAATTGTCTCTATGCGCTATTGAAGACATTAAAGAGTTCTGGCATAAGCCGACGCTATTCAACGGTTCCCAATGCGTCCAGTGCTACTATCAAATGTACAATGACGTACTGCGGATTCTCACTTCCAATATTGCGCATGGGGGGTTTCTATAAATGGCCGACAAACCCAGAACAATAAGCAGCGAGGAGTATCTGCGGCGTACTACCCAGTACGCGGCGGAATCTCAGGCCGAACGACTTGAAATGGAAAATAGTATGTTGCGGCAAGAAAACGAGGAACTGAAACGGCGGTTAAAGTGCAAAGATAAAAAGGAGATACGCTAATGCGACAAGTAAGTTGGTATTTCAAGCAGATGTTACCGTTGCAATACAGGTCACGTTATAGTGAGGATGACAATGAATGTATAGCCATTTGGCGTATGTGGTTTGGTCGCGTATTTTGGCACCGGGTTTTTGCATTCCCAAGTAGCGGGTTTATTACTAGGGAATTTGCCAAAGCCATGACGCGAATTAAAAAGTTACAGGGAGCGATTCTTGCAATTGAACGTGCGCCATTAACCGAAATGAATTCCGATCTACGAACTGCAATCGGTGATGCAGTTAAGGTTGTATGGGAAGGTGCTAAATGCCTAAAGGAAGCGAATACGTGAAATCATGAAACAAATCTATATCGGCACATGGGCGCTTAGCTGGCGAAACGTTGACCTATATGGACGCGAAGAATACGGAGGACATGGCGATGTACTACCCAAGGACAAGGGCAATGCCAGACTCGAAATCTCTCTTGCGCCCAAAGAATGGGTTGATATTCTCTTTGCCCTGTTACATGAAACAGAAGAATTTCTATTAAACGAAGCTGGAGTAAGCTTCAGGAAGTTGCGCGATTGTTCAAACGATACAGGGAATAGATACTTTCAGTTTTCCCATCAGGAACTTACTTCAATCAACGCCCATCAAGCCGACTTCATCGCAGCCTGTGAAGACGCCGTGAAGAAGGCCTGGCGTGAGTTTAGGAAAAAACTCATGCCCCCTAAAGGCAAGAAGATTGCAAAAAAGAAAAAATCCACCAAATGACTGCAACAGAAATTAGCGCACTCAATGCGACCGTAGACAAAATCCTCGGGGTTCTACAGGGTGAACCCGGCGAAACGGGACTTGTCAGTGAAGTTAAGGCTATTGGGGTAGAACTCGCTCAGCAAGGAGTCCGCCTTGAAATACACCTAACGGCACACAAGGAATGCGATACTAAAAAAGAAACTCGCATGTGGGATATATTTAAGACCATACTTATTCCGCTTGCCGCCGGACTAGTTAGCGCAGCCCTCGTAGTATGGGGTCTAAAATGAGCGCCCAGCGGGGTCGCCCCAACCTGCCGCCCGACGTGACGCGCGCGCAACAGGAACTTATCCGGGCATACCGAAATGCTACCCGGCGGCTAGAACGGCAACTCTCAGGAGCCGCCCTTACGGATTTCCAGCGGTTCCGAATCACCGAACAGCTTCAACAGATCCGAGTTATCATTGCAGCCCTTAATCAACAGGCCCAGGATGCCGCACAGCGCATGATCGGCCCATCCTATAGGGTAGGGATCAAACTGTCCGCGGACGCCCTTGTACGGGCTGGTATCGAAGTGAATATGGGCAATGTATTGGCTACTGAGGCTATTGCGGTTGTTGCCGATCAAATGGCGATGGATCTTATTGCTGCGAATGCCAGTTTGGAAATACAGGCGCGGCGGTTTTTGCGGCTTACGCAACAAAAGTTGCTCACTGAACAACAGATTAACCAAGGGATCGCCCGAGGGATTATCGAAGGTGAAACCCGGAAACAGGTGAGCGACCGGCTGTTGAAGCAGCTTAAGGGGAAGATGGAAGAAGGCGCACGGATCGTTATCAAGTGCAAGGATGGCAAACTCCGGTCCTACGACCCGGCCCAATATGCCGAACTTGTAGCACGCACGCGCACGCGGGAAGCCGTTACGCAGGGGACGATCCGCACCGGCATGGACTATGAAGTCTACCTATTTCAGGTATCCGTGCATTCCGGGGCGTGTGAGATGTGTATCCCGTTTCAGGGCAAAGTGTTTGCTATAGTTGACGGTACGGGGTATCCGATACTAAAGGAAAGCCCCCCGTTTCATCCGAACTGCATTTTGCCGGAAACGCCTGTCTTTGCCCCTGGTAAGCGGGCCGCATTTGTTGCCGCCTACAACGGCCCGGTAATCGATATTATTCTGTCCAATTCCGCAAGGGTGTCCGTCACCCCGAATCACATGCTCCTGACCCCGACCGGGTTCGCTTTTGCAAAGGATCTTTGCGAGGGACAAGAGGTACTCTATAGCACCGCCTTTGAGAATGTAGTATTTGGACACCCAAATAATAACAACCGTCCATCCTTCATCGCGGATATAGTCGAATCGCTTTCTAAAACGAGCGGCATGTGCTCCAGTAGCGTGCCAGCTACCTCCGAAGATTTCCACGGCGATGGGCGGTTCGTTAATAGCGACATCAATGTTATATGGGCCAATGGCCTTTTGCGAAGTAATATCGAATCCAAATCGGGCGAGGTGCCGAGCGAGAACGATTTCGATGGGACTGACATTGCTCTGTTTGGTCTCACGTGTTGTCGCACGACGGCAAAGATGCTCAAAACTTTGGCGCTTGCCGCGGACGGCATCATGGGCGGCTTTCGTGATGGCTGCGCGGCCCTCTGGCCCCATCTTCGCCATGGCAATTTTGGTGGCTTCGCTTCCAGTACGCTTCTTAATTTTACCCCTGCGGAGAATTCCATCAATGACGCACTGAATTGTTCCGAATTCACGCATCAATTCTCCTACACTCTCTCCGGCACAATAGCGCGAGCAAATCTCATTCGCGGGCAACAACAGTCCCGGCCTTTGATTTCTCTTGATGCCCCGCCTTTTCAGGATGCCGTTAACATCAACGGGAAATTGTTTCTTGATTTCCTTAAACGGAATTCTAGCCAAATAGGCGTTGCACACGTCGTCTTTAAGGGAATTCGGCAATATTCTGGGCATGTCTATGATCTCCAAACTGATTCATCATTATACCTATGTAATGGCATAGTATCAAGTAATTGCGGCCATGTCCTAACTGCCTTTATCCCCCGCGACGACGAACAAAACACCGCCCTGCGCCAGTTTTCCCACACCCGGGGGGGCGTTGCAGATTATGAGGAATACCAGGCCGCAATAGCTTAAGCGGGTTTGTGGACAACTCAGGAAAGGTATGATATACTATTGCTGTGATTGGCTATGCCTGACAAGCGTAAGGTCGTCGTCTAGCTGGCTTAGGACAGTTCCAAAAAGGCAGTTTGTCGCTGCTGAGTACCGAGAAAACGCGGGTCCGAATCCCGCCGACCAGCCATCACTCGCTTGCTTGAAAGCGATTTCCGCAATAACCTAACCCGCCTTTACCCAATCCGGTACAGTCCCCCATGCTTAATCTAATCCGCTAATGCGGAGGTGGAAGGCCCGTGCAGGGCCTTTGTTGCCACTGAAATCGCGTATGCGCCGTAGGTGACTTGGTGGTGGTGAAATTCACCTACCATAGAATAGGTAGAATTCTTGGCCCGCCAACATCATGGCGGGCCTTGTATTGTATTCGCCTCTTTACCTTCCCCGGTACACTTCCCCACCCTATCCCCATGTTGGACTCCTATCTGACAGATTCGATTGTGTGGGTTCAATCCACCGGAAACGATGAATTCGGCGATCCGCTGACTCCCACGTCCACCACGATCAAGGCCCGCGTCAATTGGGTTACGAAACTCGTAACGGACTTTGCGGGCGAACAGGTGCTTGCCGCGGGTCACGTGGACATGAAATCCAAACCGTCCCACGCTGATAACCTCACGATTAGCGGGGTAGATCACATCATTATCCGTATCGAAGAACTCAAATCCTACTCCCGCGTCTGGGGATACCGGGTGTATTTCCAATGAGCGCCGAACGCGATCTATCTGCGGGCCTGGGCGCGGCTGATAAGGCCATGCGTGATGCGGCCATGTTCGGCATGGGCCGGGCAGGGTTGATGCTGTTACATGACTCAATTTTAGAACAGCCGACAGTGCCGAAAAAAGAGGGTGATCTACGCGGGTCAGGTTCAGTTCATGTACAGGGCAAGTTCCTAGAGGCATCCCCGGCTATCGGTATTGATTCAACGCCAAACACGGCCAACATTGACCCGCCGATTGGCGACGTTATCGAAGCCACGGTCGGATTCAACAAACCCTATGCGGCTGTCCAGCATGAAGGCACATGGCAGACCGGCCCGCTGGCAGGTGTCCAGATCGTCAACTACACCGAACCGTCAAGTGGGCCGAAATTTCTTGAATCCAAAATGGCGGCACACGGCGAACGCTATATAGAAGAGGCAGCGGACACCATGCGGCGGAGGATGGGATCATGATGAAATCCTTCTGCTGCTGGCTGGTAGATCAGCTTCCCACGGGCGATCTCGTATTGGGTGATACATTGCACCGGGGGTTCATGCCGCAAGACGTTCCGAACCTTTGTACGGCAATTATGGAACGCACACCGGGCCGGACAAATCCATATCTAGATCATCGGACGGAGAAATATTATCAGCTTTTGACGCGGGGACCCTCCTATACCGCCGCTGAAACTGAAGCCCGGAAAATCTATGCCGTTGTCATCAACCTTCGGGCGATTGATCTCACCCCTTATGTGAATACCGGCGAAGACATTTACACCATTCTGATTACTGAAGGCAATGAACCGGCGTATATCGGACAGGACCCGAAGAGCCGGTTTGTGTTCAGCGCAAACCTGACCCTGCGGGTCAAAAAGGAGAATTAAAATGTTTCCAAGCACAGACCTTGGCCCGTGCGAAATATGGGCCGGAACTAACATTGCGGCTGCCGTCAAAATCTGCGACACCGTTGGCGGATTCAAACTCGGCTATACCGAAGAATACGCCGAAACCAAAATGGACAAAACAGGCAACCGCGGTCGATCTAAAGTAGTCATTGGCGGCGAATGCAAAGGCACTGGCGCAGCCGGTGAAGCAACTTTAACGCAGATTGCCGCACTAGCAGGTCAAACCGTTGATACCGGGGGTACTCGGCTCGCGTTAAATTCACGTATTGGCGATGACCTTCGGGCCGACGCCCAGCTTGTCGTGATCAAGCCGATCATCAACAACGTAGTAAGTACTACGGCTGCCGACTGGTTCTATATCCCGGCGGCAACGTTTGAGGTCAACTGGGAGCTTGTGTGGGACGTTTCCGGCCAGCGCGTGTATGGATTCGCTATCGAAGGCCATCCCGTAACAGAAGATGAAATAGTCACTGGCGGACGCCTCATATCGGACGGGTATGACGAAGGCGACATCCTCGTACTCGGCAACTAATTTCAAATAATGGAACTGGGGGCCGGTATGGTCCGGCCCCCGCATACAACGGAGGTTTTACTTGTGGCTCGACACATGAATATTGATGAATTGCCCTCGGCTAACGAAGCAGTGACGTTTACGCTTGGCGGCAAAATCTACACAATTACCGATTATAGCCGCGAGATGTACGGGCGAGTCCTTGCTATTGAAGAAGAGGGACAGGCGAGCAATCAGAACCCTGGCGCAATCCACGCAAAACAGTTGGCCATGATGACGGGCCAGCCGGAGGAAGAGTTCCTAGTTGTGAATGATTTGCGCAAAACGGCAGCGGCAATTGGATTCGCCATGGGCGCCATTATCGAATCAGCGGATGCGGCCACAAATAGAAAAAAGCCGAGGCGGTAGCTGATGTTTGGGGGACGTTCCCCGGATTTAGTTACCGTGAAATAAAGAGGCTTCCCGAACGCCCCATAGTGTTAGCGTCGTGGGTACGGCAGGCACAACGGATTGAAGCACGCCGACAGTTAGACGCGATGACAGCAGCGGATATCCCATTTATGGATAACGACAAACGCGAAAAGTTGCGCAGAACGTTGATCCAGATCGCTGAGACAGAAGACATACGGGCGGAGGCCACGCAAGAAGCGCAGTGGGCGGCTAACCGCGAATCAGTACGGCGTGGGTTGAAGAGAAAAAGGATCTAGTCATGGCCTATGACGCAGGTGCGGTGGTCGGCCATTTACGGATGGACATGTCCGGGTGGACGCAGAACGTCGCCAAGGCACAATCCGATTCAACGTCACTCAAAGCGACTATGAAAAGCCTTGGCGATAGTGTCCGTATGGCGTCCCTGGCATTCGGCGCAATTGGTGCAGCCATAACCTTGCCTCTCAAAAAGATGATCATGTTGGCGGGTGAAGATCAGCGGATATTTGCGCGCCTGCAACGGGCTGTTGAAAACGTCGGCGTGTCGTGGTCGAGTGCCGCTAAACGTGTTGATGAATTTACCATGGCGATAGAACGGCAGTCCGTTTATAGTCACGATGAAGCGGCCGCATCTTTAACGCGCCTAATCATTATGACGGGCGATCTTGAGTCCGCCATGGGCGGCGTGAAATTGGCGGCTGATTTTGCTTCAAGCGGATTAGTTGATTTTCAAACTGCCTCTAAATACGTCGGTATGGCGATGTCTGGCCAGATATCTAAGTTGGGAAGAATGCTACCCGACATGTCGGTTGCCAATGATGAAATATTGAAGACGATGACCGGAGTGCAGTTAGCAGTATATGGGATTGATCTACTACAAAAGAAATTCAGAGGACTATCTGAAGCCGAACTACAAACATTACCTGGCCAATTAAAACAGTTGCATAACTATCTTGATCTCGTACAGGAATCTATCGGCGAGACGATGATTCCGACTGTAACGGATTTTGTGAAACGCATGGGGGATGCTGCAACCGGACTTACGCGATTCATAAAAGCCAATAGTGAGGCGGTCGGGAAAGTGACTTTAGTCGCATCGGGCGTAGGCGTTGCTTCACTTGCTATCGCTGCCATGGGTGCTACATTGACGCTAGTAGTCCCTGGTATAGTTATGGGGTTTCATGCAATAGCTATTGCAGCGGGCGTAGCGTGGGCGGCGATACTTGGTCCCATCGGCCTTATAGTTGCCGGACTCGCGGGAGTTGCTGTTGCTGCCTATGTATTACGGGCGGAATTCAAACAGAATCTATATGGAATGAAAGCGGAATTCCAGGGGCTTGTTAATTTCATCGGCAAGGGTCTTGAAAACATGGTGGGCAATTTTGGCGGGTTCTTTCACGTTGTCGGCAAAGGATTTATTAACCTATTTAATTCCATAGTCGGCGGTTGGATGGGGATCAATGCTGTAATCAATAGTAGTATTAGGAATATGTTTGATCCTAGTGGTCTTAATAAAGCTCTTGATGCTGGTCTTGCCGCAGTACGGAAGGACTATTTTGGGCCTCTATTCAATTTTATAACAGATGAATTCAAAGCGGAATGGATGAATTTGAAAGAGATTGGTGCGGCAACTGCCGCACAAATGATAGCAGACATTGCGGTGATACGCGGAAAGTTTCCCGGTCAGTCCGTGGGCGAACAGATGCAATCCTGGTTTCCTGTTATACCTGAACCCAAACCCGCGCCTGGCGCATCCGATGTCGAAAAGGGGGCCGCTGATGCTGCTAAAAAGGCACTGGAAGATCTTATCGATGCGGGCAAAGCCGCCTATTACGCAATAAACCCGGTTGAGGGCATCTTTGCCAAACTACAAGAGGATCTACTCGGTATAAAAGCCGCCGGATTACTTACCGATGACACGCGCAGCCTGCTCGGGGTTGCCTTATGGGACCAGATCAAAGAACTCGCACCTGCGTCTATACAGGCCATCATAGACAAGATCGCCGCACTTGACCCTGCAATTGCAGCCGCTACGGAATCGGTCCGCCAACTCGCCATAGCGGGCGAAGCCACGAAGATCCTCACCGAAGCCCAACCCGATCTCATGGCGTTCCAAAAGATCACTGGCGAACTTGAAACGCTCAAAACGGCGGGCCGCATGGGCGACGAGACTATGAACATCATGTCCGCCCAGTACTGGCGCGAATGGGGCGGCATGGCTGATGCGGAATTGCAGCGGCTCATAGATCGGCTCGACGAAATGGGTGGGGCGGCGGCGGAAGTTGGCGAACAGTTACGGACCAATATGGCGTTAGAAAGCGTTGAAAAAAAAGCCGATCCAGAACTGGCAAAAATCAATAGAAAAATAAAAGCGTGGGAGGATTTGCGCGGAATGGTAGGCAGTCTGGCAGGCGAATTATCTACCTTGGGATCAAATATGGGTAGCACGGCACTCCAGGCAATCGGACAAATTATTAGTGCTCTACTTACTATGATAATCACCTACTATATGATGATGGCGGCGGCTATTGCTGCGGGAACGGCGGCGGCGATGGCATGGATGGCAATACTAGGACCAATTTATCTTGTTGTTGCAGCGATAAACCTTGTTATCAGTCTTTTCATGATGTGCGGTAGTACAGCCAAAAAAGAAATCACCACCATTCAAAAATTGATGAAGGGCCTGCAAGACGTAATGAATTCCGCCATAGACAGTTTTGCCGACGCCTGGGTGGATTTCCTCGAAACCGGCAAGTTCGAGTTCAAGGAATTTGTAGACAGCGTTTTGAAAGATCTTGCCCGTATGATGGCCCGGCTGGCCATGCAGGAAATTATCGGCGGTGTCTTTGGTCTAAGTGCAAGTGTGTTCAGCGCCAAAGGCAATGTGTTCAAGGCGGGCAACATCGTGCCGTTCGCACGCGGCGGCGTAGTTCCCTACCCCACCATGTTCCCCATGCCGGCCAACAAACGCGGCATGATGGGCGAGGCGGGGCCGGAAGCGGTGTTCCCGCTTACACGGACACGCGGGGGCGATCTCGGTGTGCGGGGACAGGTTGCGCCGGTCAACATCGTGGTCAACGACATGCGCCGGGGCGGCGAGCCGGTCCAGGTATCCGAACAGACGGCCCGCGACGGCACACGGCAATTACAGATCACAATCCGCGACGCCATTGAGAGCATTGCCGCTGAAGGCGGGTTAAAGCGCACACTCCGGCTGGCAGGCATACAGGGGGCCTACTAATGAGCGCGGGATCATGGCCTAGCGGGTTGCCGCAACTGCCGTTAGTCGGGGTAGCTGAAGAACATCTTGCCAACTATATTGAATCGGATGTTGATGCCGGACCCCCGAAACGCAGGCGCAACACTACCAAACGCCGCATAATCCAGACCGTATCGTTGGAATTTACCGGCGCGCAATACGCCATTTTCAAGACATTCTATCAGGACACGCTCGAAGACGGGGCGCTCACGTTCGATTGGACCGATGCGGTTGACGATACGGCTGTTGAATTCCGGTTTGCAGAACCCCCCCAGGTCGGACAATGGACACCCGCACCCGACCCGGATGACAGGTTCTATACACTCACCCTGAAACTGGAGGTTATGTAAATGCCCCGCGTGGTGTCGGCACAAGTCAAGGCGGCGGCAAACGCGCGGGAAACCGGCGTCATCCTGTTACAGACGATTGATATAGTGCTTCCGGGCGGAACTACGCTCTATGTGGTCAACAATCCCGAAGACATTTCGGTCAACGCCCAGCCCTATACGCGCGCGGGGTTCCAGTTCGATATGCCGGAGGAAACCGAAGAAGGATTTTCAACGGCTCGGATGGCGGTAGACAACGTCGAACAATGGTTAACGCCCCACATCCGAAATCTGTTCGGACCCGTAACCGTAATAGTCCGGGTAGTCTCGCAATCCAACCTGGCGGCAAGTCCGCCCGAATTTGACAACGTAGAATTCCTATCGCGTCCGCTTCAACTAAAAAATGTGACCTATGATACGCGGACAATGCGCGGCGTCCTGTCATACAACGATACGGCTAAACAATCGTGGCCGCACGATGGGTTTACGCCAAACCATTTTGCGGGGTTGTTCTAATGGACTGGACCAAATACATCGGAATCCCTTTCTCCTGGCATGGCCGCGACTGGACTGGCGTGGATTGTTACGGCATTCTATGTCTCGTATTTGAAGCGCGCGGCATTATCCTACCCGACTATGGGTATTTGGACGCCCCCAATCTTACGCCACTTTTTAGTGCGGGTCTCCACGAATCGTGTTGGCGGCGAGTCGATAAACCCACTACATTCGATGCCGTACTGTTTTCGATCAACGGCCAGCCGCTTCATTGCGGCGTTATGGTGGATGACACGCGATTCCTGCACGCCCGCGCGGGCGTGAACAGTTGTATTCAGCGCGTAGACGGTATGGCGTGGCGCAACCGCGTACTGGGGTTCTACCGATATGTACAGCCCTAGAACAATAGATAAAGTTATCATAACAGCGGGTTCACTATTTTTCCCCGGTATCCGCACCCGCATGGAAGCTGAACCCGGCGGTTCGATTCTGGATCTTATCAGGTTGGCGAAAATCCCGGAACGGTATCATTCATACCTAACCGTATGGCTTGATGAAATGCCTATCCCAGAAACGTTCTGGCCGCGTGTCAGACCGCGGGCGGGCCATATTCTGGCTATCGGCATGGCACCCGCGGGCGACCTCACTGGCGCGAACGGGAAAGACACCCTGCAACTGGCGATTCCCGTCATGCTCCAATTTGGCGCAATGGCAGGCGCGCTCGCGTTGGGCGCTCCGGGGATTCTCGCTGGCGCAGCGAGTCTTGCGGGCGGCGGGATCGGGGTATGGATTGCACAAAACCTGATTCATGTGCCGGAACCCTATACGAATCCGGGGTTCAGCACAATCGTTGGGGCACGCAACCAGGTCCGTAAATATGAATGTGTTCCCCGCGTTTACGGGCGTATCCGGTATGCGCCGCCGCTTGCAGCTATGGCAGATATGCCATTCGAGGGGGCGGATCAATATGCCAAACTATTATTGACGCCCGGACACGCGCCTTTGGCGATTAGTGCGATCCGTATTGGCGATATTCCAATTGTTGACGCTGAGGCTGTAAACATTCAGATTGAACGTGTATGTCACTGGCACGACCAGGATACGATTACACTATTCAGCCGCGACGTTCATACTATTATGCTTGAAAAGCAACTCAATTATGCCGATAGTTGGATAAATACTGAAGATCGATCCGGCGCAGAATCTCCACACCTAAACGTCGTCACTGCTGCAACGCAGGAAAAAACCACGGAAGTCACGATAGATTTCTTGTTTCCCGATGGATTATGGAAGGAAAATAACAAAGAGGTTGAATCGCGTACAGTTACGCTTGCCATTCGATACCGGCTCAGGGGTGCTACCGGGTCTAACTCTTGGATGTTATATTCAACTAGAGAGTTGGTATCCCCAAAACCTAAATCCGCTTGGGTTGCCGATCCGTGGACCTATACAAGCCTTGCGACGTGCAACAGCGTGCTTACAACAGCCGACGCCGCAATGACGCTTATTGATGTAGGATCTAGGACCGTTTCGATGACTGTATGGACGTATTTCTTGGCGAAACTATCCAGCGTTGATGCTCGACTAGCGGCGAACATTGCACAGGGTTTTCTTACATCTAATCAAGAAACAGAATCTATAACTGCCCGCGTCCTAATTGCCTCAATATCTGCAACACTCAACACGGCAACAATTACAGCAGACATGACGGAATCCACCGCCTCTGATTTTAATGATGCGCTATCAGGTTTAACGTTTGTCCTCGATGCCATAGACTGCATAGAGCAAATGTTAGAGGCCCGCAACAATAACCTAGATTGGGATTCCCTTCCGGCATGTCACCGTCTTTGTATGTATGAATTGGGACTTACATTAGTGTGGCCACCGCGCCCATCTAATACAAGCGCGATTATCGTGACTGCGGCAAGCGCTGCGCCTTTGCCATACGCGGTTTCATGGTATGTTCCCGAAGGCCAGTATGATATTCAGGTCCGCAAGACTTCAGCGGATAACTATGGCGATCAAACCGTCCATGCAGTCATCGAGTTGTTTGCCTACCGGAGCACCTCGTTGGAAGCGGCTGTATCCGAGGCAATGAAACAAAAACTGGCATTCGTAGCCATGAAGATCAAGGCGACTGACGAGTGGAACAACCAGATCGACCAGATCACCATGCTGTGCGAGTCACCCTTGTACTGGCATGACGGATTAGTATGGCGCGGCCCGGATCTCCTAGATGACGCCGGATATGAAGTATCCCGCAATCCGGCGTGGCAGATGTGCGATATCCTGCGGGGCGGCGCGGCCAAAGAACCCATTACGGACGACGATGATCTCGATCTTGTGCGGATTCGGGAGTTTGCCAATTATTGCAACACGCACAAGTACACCTGCGATATCGTATTTGACAAACGGGTTAGCGCCGAAGAAGCGATGATGACCGTATGCCGGTGCGGGAAAGCCACCCCGAGTAAAACGGGTGAAGGCAAGTATACTGTAATTATAGATCAACCTCAAACTACTCCCGTTGCCCTTATAACCCCGCGCGTGAGCAGCAATTTTGTTGCCACAAAAAATATGGAGGAACGCCCGCACGCACTCCGGGTGAAATTTCAAAATGCCAATAAAGATTATCAGGAAGATGAGGCATATGTTTATGCGGACGGATACGGGATAGAACACGGACTTGCCGAACCGACCGTCATAGAAGATGTTGAAATGCCCGGCGTTACCAGCCCCACGATGATCAAACATTTGGGCCGGTATTTCCTTGCTTGTTCCCAGTTGCGGCCCGAGATTTTTCAGGTTGACATAGATTTCAAAGCCATTGTATTCGAGCGCGGCGATCAGGTCCTGCTCCAGCATGATGTGCCGTTATTTGGCCGCGGGTCAGCCCGTATAACGGCGTTGGAAGTCATTGGGGCACGCACGTTCGTAACGCTCGACGAACACCCAACAGCATGGGCGTGGGGTGCGGGTGCGTCAAATGCGATCCGTATTCAGACAGGAGGCAACCTGTTTGCCTATACGCCGTGTATTTACGATATTGAGGTTGATGCGGATCGGCTTTATGTTGATGAACCATACCCGACTAACTGGGGAAGTATCGCAGTAGGCGATCTTATTGCAGTTGGCGCAATTGACCTGGAAACGGTTGAATGTATTGTGCGCGGGATTTCGCCCGGCCCGGACCTGACATACCGCGTCACATTCCTCGATCATGCGCCCGAAGTCCATGACGCCGACGACGATATCCCGGAATACGATTCGCACATCACTTTACCGTATCATCCCGAACTTGCACGGCCCCCACGCCCTGAAGTCATCGGGATTTCAACGGCTGATTCCGCAACGGTGCGGCAGACTGATGGAACCAAAGCAGCGCGTATCCTGCTATCGCTCCGGTTATCGCGTGGTGTAACGCCAATCGAACGGGTAGCGGCACAGAATGTTACGGGCGTCGAAGTCCAGTATCAGCGCATTAGTAGTTCCGGGTCCACTAATGACCCCTGGCAGGTTATGCCGGTATTCACCCGCGATCTCAGTAACGTCTATGTGGACCCGATAGAGAAAGGGAAACCGTACAACATCCGGGTGCGCAGCGTCACCCGCACGGGCGTACCATCGGAATGGTTTTTACTCCTAAACATAATCGCGCTCGGCAAACAGGCGCGCCCGCCGGATGTTACTAGCTTGAAATATGAAAACGGCGTGTTGACATGGAACACTTTTATCTCGCCGGACTTCGCCGGGTTTGAAGTGCGAATGGTTATTGGCAACGGAAACACCTGGGGTACTGCGGCCACGGCGCACAGCGGACTCCTCTATGCGGCCCGGTTTGAATGTCCAAAGATTGACCGCGTACAAGTGGAGTATTTTGTCAAAGCGTTTGATACATCCGGCAATGAATCGCATCGTGCCGCCTATCTGGCTATCACAATTCCGGCGTCGAAAGAAATGTATGATCTGGGCGGCTATGCTGACTGCCTATTATTCTCCACTCTTAATGGAATGGAGGCATATTTTACGGGGGATGGGGGCGTCCGTGCAGTCTCCGGTCGGTCTACGCGCTTCTATGACGGTTCCGGCGAACCGCTCTACCGCGCCGCAGGCACGCCTTTTTATGGAACTCTTTATGGTGCCTGTTCACTCATCACGCCTATCTTAGATGCCTATACTGATGCCACAGAAGAAAGCAATGCCAATGTGACCCATGATAACACGGAGTTTATCTGGTTCCGGTTGACTCAGACCAGTGATAAATGGCGCTTGCTTTATCGGAATACGGCTAAAGATCTTTGGCCGGCAGATCTCGATAATAATCTTTGGCCCGATGATATGAATGCCGATTTTTGGCCGGACCATTCGGCGAATTTCGAGGTTTTAATGGAAAAACCGCGGACGCCGCTTCATCCCGATGCCAGTACATACGGGCATCAATTCAAATTTGAGTTTCCGCCGTGTGATACGCGGCCTGACATGACTAGTCTGCGAATAGTACGCGAGTTCCGCCGTCTTGAAGAAAGCGGACAAGGCCTTGCTGTGGCAGATAGTGGGAACGTATATATTCCGATAAAACTACCTTGGCAATATTGTGATGAACATACTGTTGCATTAAGCAACGATCCTGACCAGAACGTTAACGCCGTAGGCGCATTAGCCCTTACGGCGACGCCCAATAGCGATACCGAAGGCCCGAAAGTTGTTGTTTACGGCGCAGGCGGATATCCGGCAGATCGTGTTGAAGGTATTATTGATTTTCACCTTGTGGGGTTTTAACCATGGCCTTTCCAGCAGCAGGTACGTTTGAAGTCCCGGCAACGCCCGCCGATTTTATAGCAGACGATTTTGAGATAGCGCAAGAGGCGTTTTTGGCCGCGACTAAACAACTCATTGGCGCGGCGACACGAACAGAACTAACGTTATCCGCCGGAATCATTGTGCCGACAATCGGTTCGCACACCGTCGATACCGAAGCGGGCGCGGCAACCGATGATCTGACAAACATCCAATATACCAATTTTGAAGACGGAGCCGCAATAGTCCTTTGGCCGGAAAATGCCGCGCGTGTTGTAACCCTAAAACACCTGGCGGGCGGCGTTGGTCAAATCAGCGTCTTAACGGAAGTGGATTTAGAGTTAACTATCCCGGTAGTTCTACAACGCCATGGCTCAGTCTGGTACGAGATGTTTCACGGGGAAGGCGTTGGCGTGCATATTGCAATACTCGCAACCATCGCAACACTTGGCCGCTGGCTAATCCGGGCGGCAGGCGGTTCAATCACGGACGACTATACTGGCGGGTACGCGGGCGGCACGAGCGGTTATAACGCCATGTTGGTGACGCAAACGGCCCCCGCATCGATGAAAGTCGCGGTTGCCGCCGGACTCTTTGCGATTGACAATGTTCCCTATACGTTTATTGCCGCCGGCGATAGCGCCGTAATGACCGCGCCAAATGCTCAGCCGCGGATAGATAAAATCTGTTTGGATACCGACGAGACGATTCAAGTAACGACCGGCGCTGAAGCCGGTTCGCCAGTTACTCCCGCAACCCCGGTAGGACAGTTTGCACTCGCCACGATCTATCACCGCGTTGGCGAAACCAGTATCAAGACAGTTGATGATACCGTGAACGGCTATGTCTATACCGACGAACGACATTTCTTCAATTAAAGGAGCGTGACCCGTGGCATATGAATTCCCTGGACCTAACCCCATGGCGGAAGTGATCCCCAGCCGGAAAGCTCAAGACTTTTTTGACTGGCTGGAAGACAACGTGGGAGTCGCATTTGTGGATGTGCAACAAGCCGTGTTTTGGATGATCTCCAACGCCATTGCGGGTACTGGCGATTGGTATTTCCGTTCTGATGGCGGCTCCAACGTTTTAGCGACAACCCCAACTTCAATGCAGGTGACGTTGAAAGCCGGGTTTGGTTTTTTGAACGGCGTACCGTTATACATAGCCGCTGATATTACGAGCGACGTGTTTGTCGCACCGAATTCTGATCCCCGGATCGACGTACTGGCAATTGACGCCGATACCCGCCTCATTGTAATTTTCGAGGGCGCAGAAGATCCGGCTCCAGTAGCGCCAGCCGTTACGGGCAATTGCGTTGGGGTTGCGGAAATCTATCATAGGGTCGGTGAAACTACCATTAAACAACTTGATGATAGCGTGAACGGATACATTACGAATCTCTATATGTCCATACAGGCATTCACGGACGCTGACGCTACCCCGTCGGTGCTAGCCGCAAAACTCATTAGTACCCCGACAACAGTTGCGGCTCCCTACAACATAACCATGTTCCATGACGGCTACAGAGGCCAGGAGATTACGCTGATTGGCTATAATCCCGATTGCACGGTAAAACAGGGAAGCAACCTGAAAATCAATGGTGATTGGACCGCCACGGCATATTGCACGTTACGGCTCCTATTCGGCGGGACGAACTGGTTTGAAATCTCGCGGTCCCCAAATGCCTAAACGGTTATTGTGTTATTGTATTTTCCCGGTACAATTCGCCACCATGTAACTAATAGATAAAGGATCGATTCAATGCGAAAATACACACCTTTTGCCCTTGCCGCTCTAGTCCTGATTTTCGTTTGTACTATCGCCGGGTTTTCGGGCGTTGTTCTGCACAGATCCGTTAAGATCGGTATGGATGACAGCGTTGGCCTCACAATTGACGACGCCGGGGCCGTGGACACCGACGGCGCAATACTGTCGGCCTCTACCGTCACGGGTACGCGACTCATTTCAACTATCGCCACCGGCACGGCCCCGCTGACTGTGGCAAGTACGACGGAGGTTGCCAACCTCAGAGCGGCAAAGGCGACGGCGCTTAACACGCCCCGCGCAATCAACGGCGTGAACTTCGACGGCACAGCGCCGATCACGGTGCCGGTCAACAATACGAATGACACCGCGACCAATGCCTCAGTCTTTCCCGTTTGGGTTAAGACGGCAGCCGGCAACTACAGTGCCTATGTCACAACGGACGACCTCTATTTCAATCCCTTCACGGGGATGCTAACGGCGGCGGGGTTGACGGCCAGTGACGGTACTAATGGGACGGTATACCTTAAACGTGTATCGAATGCGTCACCAAACGTAGCACAAACGGTTTTCGCGACACGTGTTGGGATTAATGAAGTAATTCACTGGCTTGTGGGACTCAGGGGAGACCTAGCACCCGGAACAGAAGATTTTGGATTCTACAACAACGCAATGTCGTGGGTTCCGACACTATTACTTCAATATGCCACTGGCAACGTTGGCATCGGGACGACGGTGTTTGATTATGTTGCGTTTCCGTGGACTACTGCTATTCACTGTAGTACAGTTATTAAAGGGAAGACATCTGGCATATCCGGTGATTCTCCACTAGCGTTGATAGACAGCAATTCTCAAGTGTCTGCAATATTTGCAAACAGTGGAAGACTCGATTTGATTAATTATGGTGGATTTGGAGGGACAATGGTTTTACAGAATCAGACTTCCCCGGCTGTTAATGATGAGCAGACAGGACATTATGCCTTTTCTGGAAGAAATTCTGCCGGAAATATGAACACAACTGGAACGATTTTCAATTTTATTCGAGATGTTACAGAGACCAGTATGAACAGCGAATTTCATTTTGGTTTTATGGATCATCAGGATGCAAGTGGGAGCGACTATAAACAGCCAAATAGATATATTGTTCTCGGTTACCAAGGCTTGAATCTTATAGACTATCCGTTAAACACAACCGGCGTAATTACTTCTGGCGGGATCATTAGTACCGGGCCGATATCCAGTTCCACCGTAACCACATTCACCGGTAATGATACGACTCCATCTGTTGCCTCGGGGAACCTTTTCATTGTGCCGGGCACATGGACGACGGGCAACAATGTAGTTGATTTCGACGGTGGGTCTATTGGGCAGACACTCCACATTCGCGGTGGTGACAGTGATTGCGTCGTAGTTGACGGGGGCGAGTTGGCGTTAACCGGAAATTGGATAGCCGCTACTAATGCAACTCTCGTGTTGACTATGTACACACTCGGGAACTGGACGGAAGAAAGCCGCTCGGCTAACGGATAGGAGATTCATATGAACATCATATTGAAATGGATAATGGCGACAAATTAAAGGTGATGGTAAATGATACTTGCTGAGATCCGCCGCCTTTGCGTTGACTGCGCAGCCCGGTTTCCCAATCCGGAACATGCGGCGGATTTGCTGCTCGGCACTGCCGCGCAGGAAAGCGGGTTTATACATCGGCGACAGATCGGGTTTGGCGACGAACTCCGCGGCGGGTTTGGATTGTGGCAGGTTGAACCGGGATCTATAAAAAGTAGCCTATCCTATATTAACAGACGGCTTGAGTTTACTGTGGCAGGCTTAGCGTTTCTCGCGTCTTATCAATTTGGGTTATGCGATCTACTCCGTTCACAAAACGTTGCTGACATCGCCAACATCATGCGGGATCCGGCAGGCGATCCTATGGCATGTTTATTTGCCCGCTATCATTTCCTGCGCATATCCGCGCCGATTCCCGAGGATTTACATGCACAAGCAGCCTATTGGAAGCAATACTACAATACTAAACGTGGTAAAGGGATAGCGCAACAGTATATAGATAATTGGCAGAGACTATGCCAACAGGAGGAGGACAGAGCCGGAGACCATAATGAGCCGTGATCATTTAAAGGTTGGCAACATCGTATATCTAGTTATCCGAAAAGCAAAAATTATTTTCCGCGGTAAGGAACAGGGCGGTCTGTTTTGTCCAAAAGAACAGGAAATACATATTCTCGATGGAATCCCCCACAATGACGAGCAGGAATATAGGTAGGAAGAGATATTACATACTGTTGAATTCCAACAGGGGTTGAATATCAATCACAAACACTTACGGGTGCTCGCAGCCGCGATACCCTACATTCTCCGCGATAACCCCTATATGAGGCGAGGGGCTGAATGACTATAGAGACAATCGGGATAATTGCCGACTTGCATTGTGGGAGCAAATGCGGCCTCTTGCCGCCGTCATACTGGAATGATTATACCCCGGACGCGATCAAGTGGCTATGGGAACAGTACACTACACTTCTAACGTTGTGGCCGAAACGTCTTGATCTACTCATTATTAATGGCGATCCTATTGATGGGAAACAATCGCGGGCCGCAGGGACAGGGCTTGTGGACAATGACCTGAGCGGCCAGGTGCGGATCGCTATCGAATGTCTTGAGCCATTTGTGGAACGATCCGGCAAGACAATCCGCATGTGCGGCACAGCATACCATGAATCATTCGATGGGCCGCTTGCCGCACTTGATGAACATTTCGGAATCACGCGACCGCCGACGTACCAGAAAGAAATTATCCGCGACATCGAACTTGAAGACGGGGCGATCCTGAACATCAAACATCAGCCGGAAGGCGAAGGGATGCTTTATCGCGGGACAGGATATGACCGTGAACTATTATGGGCAACAGTGACGGAAACATTAAAGCATTTTCCACGGGCAACGCATATTGTCCGTGCGCACATTCATTCAGATGGTCACATGCGCGGATTCGGCAAGGAAATCAACATCTGTCCATGCTGGTGTTTTCAGGCACCGTATGCGCTACACAAAAAGCGGTATCGTTGGGTTCCTGACATTGGTGCAATACTAATGCGGCGAGACCCAGAAGGCTATAAAGGATACAATACGTGGATCAAAACTTTCCCAATCCCGGCAGAAGGAGCGGACAGTTATGACGATCTCTAATCCAAACATCGTCGCCGCATGGATTCATGCGCAATTAGCTGAAGCGGATATACCTTCAATTGAACGCATCTATAATGCTGTGATGGCTGCATATAAAACTGCCGTTGAATCAGGCGATAAGACCCTATTGGCTACGCGGCACATAGTGGGGTGTACCCTTAACCTATCTGGTCCGCAAGTAGGGCGGTATTTGTGTGAATTAAAAAACAATGGGCGGATACAGTCATTTCGAGTAGGCAAAGATGTGTATTACGTTCCACGAATCGAAATAAAAACCAGCGGCCCGACCGCCGCAGAAAGTGAGTAACAAAATGAAGACGAGTATTGCGATTTTGATGTGTATGGTGGCGCTCCTTATTGGCGTCAGTTACGTGTCCGCGGACGCGGGCGGGATGGCGAAGGTGCGCGAGTTAACTGTAAATCAGGCGTTGGCAGCGAACGGTGCCGCCATCGATCTATACCCATGCACAACTGCCGTCGAGTTCGGCAGTCTATATCTTGATAAAGGCTGCAAAGGCTATGACGCAATCGACGGCGATATTAGTCACCTGGTTGAATCAACCTATTTAGACGGCCCCGTGGACACGAATGTGCTGAATGGTATTTTTCGCGTCCGCTACGATGTGACCAACAGTAAAGGGATACCGGCGGAACCTGCCGTTCGGAGGATTGTCGTAATCGACACGCGCCCTCCGATACTGGAGATCGAAGGTTGCGACGAATTCTAATCGCGGTCTTCGCCGTTGTCTTGTGGTTTATTTTCGCCCTTGCATCGAGGCGGCGTAGACGGTGTAGGAAATGACGCGCAGGCAGATTGTAAAACTTGTATGGACAACATGGCGGCGGAAACGCCGGATAGAAAAAGAGGTACAGAAAATGGATGTTGAGTTGAAACCCTATAAGCCTGAATTGACGCAGGCTAAGGCCGCCAAGGCTGCGGGGCCGGTAGCTATTGCCGCCGCAGTTGTTGCGCTTTTGCGAGTCGCATTTGGCGACTACCTATTTTGGGGACCTGACAAAGATGCCGTTGCTGCTGGCGTTGCAGCTACGGCGGTCGCGGGCATATGGAAATACTGGTCCGACCGGCGCAAACACAAGCAGATCGAAGCGGAAGCGTTGGCCGCTGTTGAAGCGCAAACGAAGGCGGAAACACAAACTGCTTTTTTGAAAGAGATGCACGAAACGGCGGCAGCAAATCGAAAGGCAAAAGATGAAAAAGATACCAGCATTGGATCGCCATGACGTTCGGCCAATCTAAACTGCCCGCCGCGCCGGACGCCGCTGCGTTGGGACGCCAGGAAGCCCAGCACGGGGCCGCGTTTGACCCGCAGCACGTGCGCGAGCGGACTAAGGGTATAAGCGTCCGGTTCCTGCTGCTCGCCTTGTTGAGGCGGCTGCGGCATAAATAGTTTTCCCCACGTCGCCGGGCCTATCCCTCCCCCGGCGACTCCTCCCCAGCCCGTCCCGGATAGCCCACCGGGGCGGGCACCCTGTTTGCTATCGAGTCCGCTGAAAATACACCCTTACTATACTACCGCAATATCAATATTTTCCCGCCCGATTATCCCGTAACTCTATACGGCACAAGGACTTACGGCCTTCGTAATTATTTTAAAAAGTGTTGACTTTTCACCCTGATTATAGGTTATAATTAATGTAGAAAGTTGAGGCCCGCGAGGGCGAGGAGACGGAAATGGAATGGGTTTATGATGACGGCGGCAGGGCATCGGCGGGATTCCGCGGTTGCACTAACGACTGTGTAACCCGCGCGGTCGCTATTGCGGCGAAATTGCCCTATGTCACTGTCTACTCCGCAATCAATGCCATTGCCCAGGCAGAGAAACCGCGCAACGGCCGGAAACGTTCGGGCGCCAGAACGGGTGTAATGAAACCGACAACTCGCCGATACATTGAGTCGCTAGGTTGGGTATGGACACCCACAATATCCATCGGGAGCGGTTGTAAGGTGCATTTACGAAACGGCGAATTGCCCATGGGATGCCTGATTATTTCAGTATCACGCCATATTGTTGCCGTAATCGATGGCATTATCCATGACACGCACGATTGTAGCCGGGGCGAAACCCGCTGTGTTTACGGATATTGGTCAAAATAATTCCAGCCCGGCTTAACGGCCCGCGAGGGCAAGGGAGAATGCAGATGAAGTTTAGTTGCGGCCATGAGGGAGAAACCCCGCGAGACATGGGGCGCGGCAGGGCGCGGCAGTTGAGACTCGTGTGCTATTTCGACCGACTCTGCCCCGAGTGTCATCGTGCAAAGTGGACCGCATTTTTCGCAGGAGATCATCATATCACGGGTAGGGTTTATACTGCGGATGAACAGGCGCGGGCCGTAGAACGCATGATGACGAGTTGGGAATGCCAAACGAGGCGCATTGTACAATTTTACCGTAGCTAATAGCCCGCGAGGGCAGGAGGATCGGAAATGAGAATCACGCGAGTCACTAACAGCCGGTTTGAAATCGTGTCAGGCTCCAACACGTATCACATTGATCATTATCGGTCCGTTGGGCAGATGAGGTGGACGTGCAGCTGCCCCGCGCTGGGCGCGTGCAAACACCTACGCACGGTGCGAGGGTGCGAGGGGCTGGGGGTGGGAGATAGCATCGAACTCGATGCCACACCGAGACCGAAACCGGGACCGGTTGTGGAACATATCGAGACGGAAAGGATAGATGAAGATTACGAGGATCAGCACATGGCCGACGATGTGGCCCCCGAAATTGAGGCTGCTCGTAGAGGCCGTGCGGCCTATCGTCGGTTTTTGGGATACTGACAACGCCCGCGAGGGCAAGGGAGAAACGAACATGTGGACCATGATCGAAAACAGCGATGGGAGCGAATGGCTGCACCATGACGGCGAACCCTACGCGCGGACGACGCCGTGGCCGGCCGATGCGGACCTGCTCGCGGCCACTGGCGCAATCCTATTGGGCGAGATCCGGCGAATCACCGGAACCATTTTTGCATTCGGCACGCCAACCAGCCCCGAGTTTTTCACCACGATGTTTTAGCCTCGATGGCGGTCCCCTGCGGGGGATCGACGTGGACGCACAATAGCCCGAGAGGGCAAGGAGACGGAAATGGAAACGCGGAAATGCCCAAACGTATTATGCCCCGGCACAATGTACTACTCTGACGACATGGAAAACCCGTTTGCCGGGACCGATGATCACACCCCATTTTGGCAGTGCGAGTTATGCGGGGATTGTCAGCCGGAATACACCGCGGCACAGAAACGCCTAATCGAAGAACGGAGGCTAAACTCCCGCTGGGAAAATGCGACTGAGCATGAAATGGCGACAACCCCGGAAACCGAGGAATACTCGGACGAACGGTACGACCAGGAGAATCAGGACTAATTCCGCCCCGCCCGCTGTCCCCTACGGAGGGCCGACGTGGACGCTACGCCCGCGAGGGAGAGTGGAACATGGAACATGGCACTAACAAGCAAGGAAGCCATATACGCTGAGATGATCGATGAATTGCACAGGTCACATGCGATGCTACGACGTCGGCGGACAAGTGCAGCCCTGCGGACCGCACGTCGAAACATCCATCGTCTGTTGGCGGGTGTGCTCATTGGTGCCTACCCAACCGAGGAGCAATGCCGCACGGCGATCTGCCAACATCAGGTGGCGATGCGCGGTATCTAACAGTGCCGGTGACAAGCCCGGCACACAGCCCCGCGAGGGCGAGGGAGAAATGGCATGGAAGAAGGAGCGCAACGATATTACCGGGTTATGTGGAACGGGAAAACGCATAGACGATTTGACGAGTTTGAGGATGCTTTAACTTGTCTGCGCCGCCGACTAGCAAAACACCCAGGCGCAAACATCGTTATCGTCGAAATCGCCGTCAAGACCACAATTGAGCAAGTGTATCCAGCATAACGCCGCGCACACTGCCCCAGGCGGGGCGACCGCGGACGGGATAGGGATAGAGCGCCACGGGAAACAACGCGCCGGAGAGCGCAAAGGGAGACGTGAACATGATTAAGCATTGCACACAATGCGGGGAAAAACACGAAGAATTAGAACCCTGTCCAGAACTAATTCTTAAGAAATGGTTCCCCGGTGTGAAAGGAATCGGGCCGGATGGGAAGCCGTTAAAAGGTATTTGGTAACAACGCGCCACGGCGCGGAAAGGCAGAGGATGCCAACCTTTGAAATTGATAAAAATGGGTATCCGCGACTTGTACCAAATGCACCCGAGTGCGGATGCCAATATCGAACTGCGGAAGGTCCAGACGGAAAGTGTGAACAGGTTTTGGTTCAGGCTTGTGATTTACATGCCGCAAACCCCAAAGCCCGCTATATGAAACCATTGCAACAGGGATGGACCGTAGAGGAGCCGCGCACGCAAATAGAAAAAAGAGTAGAGGAAAGGTAGAGATGAAACACAACATAACTCCCGCCCCTAAACGCGCGGGCCGCCCACCGCTGGACCGGTATACCACACGCACCATGTTTGACCTTAGCGACGAAGATCGGGCGCTATTGCTCGAACTCGGCAATAGCGTGAGTATGGCGGCGGGCTTGCGGCGGCTACTGGAAAAAGCCCGTGGCAACGTTTAAATGCCTATGGCAATCCGTGGCAATGTTGCCATAAGATACGATAATGTTCAGTAGTATACGGTTGTTTGTTGCCATTGTGAACATTAAAAACCCCTTGTTTTATGGGGTTTTTGAAAACTGGCGGAGAGGCCGGGATTTGGCTTATACCCCTGATTCATTGGCCTTTTTCTACTCGTTGCCACAAGTGACGTGCATTTTCAGGTAAATCGCGCCTGCGCCGCGTCTAATTTCGGCTTGCAATTTCCGGGGTGGACGTAGTGCATTGTCATGCGGATATCGCTATGCCCGGCCTGTCTCTGGACATCCGGCAGGGGTATTCCCCAAACGTTGACGGCCAGACTGCAAAACGTGTGGCGGAGGTCTTTGACGTTGCACCGCCGCTCGAATCCCTCAGCTGCCAATGCCCGCGTGAGGCCATTGTAGAGGATGTTGTTCGTGAGGGGATATCCCTCAGTCCCAGTAAACACAATTTCACTACTGATCCCCCGCACCCGTTCCCGTTCCAGGACAGCAATCACGGCCCCGCTGATTTCAAATGTTGCTAGTCGCCGCGCCTTCTTTTGAGTCCGTTCCACAATTCCCGTTTTCAGGTTTACTTGCCGCCATTTCAGCGCCGTCGCGTCCGAAGGCCGCTGGCCAGTCAATCCAATCCATCGGATACAATTGGCAATGTGTGGCGCTCGTTGGGCGACAATTTCAAAGACGCGGGCGAGTTGATCCTCAGTCAGCGGCCAGATCTCCGGTTCCTCGCATTTCGGCAGGAGCCATTTGCGGATCGGCGACTGGCCTATCAGTTCCCGATCCACAGCGGCGTTCAGACAGGCCCTCAACATCATCAGCCGGTTCCGCGTCGTCTTGGCCGCATGGCCATCCCGGATGCGGCTGTCGGCGGCCCAGGCGTCCACAGTAGCCGGTGTGAGTTGGGATACCCGCCCGATATTGCGGCCCGCGCAGAATTGTTGGAAATCATATAGGACGCGGTTCGCCAGCGCGATTGTGCCGTCCGCAGCATTTTTCGCAGGTAGCACTTTATCTACATAATGGTCAACAATATCCCGAATACGGGGCCCCGCCGGGTCTTCCCCATCGGTCTGGGCCTCAGCAGCATGGTCTGTTATGAGTGCCGGCACGACTTCTTCCTTATATTGAGTCAGTGCGGCGTGGGCCTCAGCCTCCGACTGGGCGTTTATAAGCCGCCGGGTCCGCTCCTTTGTCCCCGGCCAATAAGTACTAATCCCCCAGCGGTTTTTGGCGCGGTTGCGGTAGAGTGAGACGATAGGTTCGTTACGGCGCATGGGGCGACTCGGTTTTGACGACTTCAACTACGTCATCACCCGGCGCAGCATCGACTATCCGCATACTCATTTTTATCTTGTTTGGGGCGCATGGTAGGGCGGTTAGGACGACCTTTTTCCCAGCTTCCCGCAATGTGTCCGCGGGGAGTTTATCCGGCCATGCCCGTATGTGGCGGCGGTGGATTTCCGCATAGGTTTCCCGTTGCGTTCGGGCGATGACCTCCCCTTCACGTTCACGGAATGAACGGGTATCAGGCGGATCTTGCCGGATCATGAAAACATGAATAATGCTGCTATACCGAAGACGGCTAACATAATTGATGACCACATGTTTTCAAACGCATTACCCATTCCAAAGAATAGAGGACCAAGGGCACCAATGAATATTCCGAGTAAATCCCACATGTCAATTCTCCTCTTTTATCGCTGCTAAAATCCGTTCGATGTTTCGTTTGTTCTTTCCATATGCGACAATTTGGCCTAATGTCTTAGAATTGGCCTCGATACGCGTAGTTTTTTCGTCTACGGGGGTGAGAATCAGCGTGACTTCATCACCCCATGTCCAGAGACTTACCGGCGTACCTGCTGTGATTATGCCCGCCTGTTTATCACTGAACTTGACGGTCCAACCAAGATCGGCGACTGCACGGACCGCCGCAGAGAAAGCCGTATCTATATTTCCGCCGTAAACGACAGGGTCAATGCCGCCGCGCCCCGTACTCGTGGAAGCACACCCGAAGAGGAACAAAACTAAAACAATACACAATCCGCGTTTCATCGCCTACCGACCTCCGTAGTTGCTCGCGCGCGCTTCCCGTTTATGCGTCACCGCCTCAATGGCTTTTTGTCGCCATAATGCTGTATCTCCGGCATTTCCGGGCGCAGTCTGAGTGATCGGCACAAGATCTGTATGAATGCCGTCTGGCAGATTGGCAGATGCACCACTTGCCGCGTCAATCCCTATGCCTATAGGCGCAAGCAGGCCGATTAGTAATAGGTTGCCAAAACCCGATCCCGCCGCGTTCTTTCCTACTGTTCGGTTAATAGGAGAGGTGACGGTATGATATCCGTCAAGAGTGTAGGTAGCAAAATAGTTCTTCTTTTTGGAGAGTTTTATTGTCCCCGGTGTGGTAGTCGTAAAGTAAAGACCCGGCTTTTTCGATTCCACGGCCACCTTTGCGCCGCGAGGTTCAGAGGTAAAAGTAACGTTCTTGCTCGTATTGCCTAGAATTGTAGCGCAACTCGCCAAAGAAACGAGCATAATTATAATCACTGCAACCCTAACCCTTCTCATAATGTCCCCTTTCTCGGTTTTTCCACTAGCTTTGTCCAGTGTTTCCTTCAATAATACCGTATTACTTATAACTCCTATTGACAAAGAAACCTATTGGTGATAAAAGGATTCCGCTGCGGTGCAGGCCACTCCTGAGTCTGCCGGGGTGCCGCCGATCCTGCCTAAATGATTTGGGGAGGTACGGGCATGAAGTCACAATACGAGTCATTTTTTGCCTGTCTTAAACGGCATCTCGGCGCGATCCATCGCGGTCGCATAGCAGGTTACAAACGTGCCAAGCTTTTCGATCTTTCGGTCGAGGCTGAACTCGCGGTCGGGCAAATTAAGAGCAGCGGCAAGCGCATTCGCGTCAAGCCTGGCAACCCTAAGCGGGTCCGAAGTTGAATCGCTAATTTCAGCGGGCGGCATTATCTTCATAATAAATCCATGTTCACGCAACCAAGGCTCTAGGCTGGAACGCTTCTCTGGGCCAAGAACGCCACGGCTCACAAAATCATACAGCGGCTGCGGAGTTTTCAATCCAATTGCTTTGGCGATATCTGTTACGTGAATTCGCTTAGACGCGGCGGAAAGCGCCGCTCGTAGCCGTTCTTTTTCCGGTTCCATGTTGAACATTGTAAACGCTGTAAGTCCTTATCACAAGCCTCTCTAGAGCAATCTAGACACCCCAGTCAAAATTCCTCTTGACAAATCTAGGTAAATCGTCTAAGATTCTAAACGGAATCTAGGAGGTACACGATGAACAAAGACAATAATGACCGCCCGCCGAGGGCTGAACGGCTTCGTGAATTACGCGGTGAACGAACCCTCCGCGAAGTAGCTAAACAGTTGGGGCTTTCACCTGCAACCATATCACTTAATGAAAATGGATACCCAATTTCCGCCGAGGTAGCCAACCTCTACAGCCAATTCTATGGCGTCGAAGTATCCGAATTTTGGACGCCACCGGAACTTCCAATGGCCGACGCGGCCCAATCCGCGTCCTCTTGCGCTGACAATAGTTTACCACTGGCCGACGAAAATTTCAACCTGGAAGATGTCCATGCCTAAAGTCGCAACTGCCGATCTCGCGATGCGCGAGTACTGGACCCCCGCCCAGGCGGCGCGGGTGCTCGGCCACGGGGCGGCATTCTGGCGGGCCGCGTTTGACCGCGGCGACGTCCAGGGGCAACTCGCGGGGGATCGCCGGTATCTAGTCGCCGGTTCAGCCCGCGTCTACCTGACTGGCCTATGCCGGGCCACTGCGCCCACAAAACCGCTGCAAACCCGCGGAGAAGCGGCTGTAGCGCGGTTCATGGCCCAACATGGGGCGCGGCCAGTTAGTACGAATTGACGAAAACGGAGGGGATCTGAAATTTGAATCGGCAACGCCGACGGCAGGCTTGGCGCGGCTAGGCACGGCGAGGAATGGCCTGGCTAGGACCGGCTGGGCACGGCATGGGATGGTTTACAAAATGGAGGAAACAACGTGAAGAAGACAGAGGAAGCGGAAGCGGCACCAAAACAAAAGACGGTTTTAATTGAAAAGCCAAACATGGAAATCGGGCTTTTCCGTATCCGTGGAACGGCTCCTTATGTGCAACACCGTTTCGCCACGAAAGCCAAGGAAATGATGAAGGCGAAACAGGAAGCCGGATCAACGGCAGCAAAAGGCGCAAAGCGAGAAGCTAAAAACTTCATGGCAGAGTATGAGGCGGCGATGTACAAGATCGGCGCAAACGGGAAACCGGTGGAACATGGCATTCCCGCGCCTGCATTCCGTAACGCCATGATCTCGGCTTGCCGGGTTGTCGGCTTCCCTATGACGCGCGGCAAGTTGGCCGTGTTTGTGGAGGCCGATGCGTTCGATGAAAGCGACGGCACGCCCTTGGTGCGCATCATCAAAGGCAAACCCCACTGTACTGAAATGCCAGTGCGCCTCGAAACAGGCGTGATCGATATTAGGGTACGCCCGATGTGGGACGCGGGGTGGGAAGCCGAAGTGCGTATCCGATTCGATGCCGACATGTTCACGTTGGAAGACATCGGAAATCTGTTGTTCCGGGCGGGCGTGCAGGTAGGTATCGGTGAAGGACGGCCCGACAGCAAAAAGTCCTGCGGGATGGGCTGGGGGTTATTCGAGGTTGTCAAAAGCAAGTAGCCGCCGCTGTGTGTGATAGTTGAATCAAGGCAGGCACGGCGGGGCCGGGCATGGCGGGGCTCAACGGGGTTCGGCTTGGCGCGACTTGGCGAGATAGGCTTGGCAGGCGCGGTTCGGCGGGGCGGGGCGGGGCGGGGCGGGGTATGGCACGGTTCGGCAAGGCATGGCAGGCATGAAACGGTTGAGTGAGCGAAACGACGAAAGGACAGAACGGAATGGACAGTTCAGTGTTGGATGAACTTGAGATGATCCGCGTCAAAAGCGGCGGCGTGCTCAAGCCAGAAGATGTAGTCCAGCGGGCGAAGGGCAAAAGCAACCCGCTACACAAGTATTTCACATGGGATGATACGGCGGCGGCGCGTGAATACCGCCTGTGGCAGGCCCGTGAGTTAATCCGCGTTCATGTGCGTATCGAATCACCGGGGCAAACATTTCCAACCCGCGTGTACGTCAGTCTCGATGCCGACCGGCAAGATGCGGGCGGCGGGTATCGCCACATCGACGACGTGTTAACCAATACAGACTTGCGCAGCCAACTACTTGACGAGGCCGACCGCGACTTCCGGTATTGGGAAGCCAAGTATTCACACTTGAAAGAACTCGCTGGCGTTATCGAATCAATGGATATGGTGCGGACAAGACGTAGCAAGAAATCCAAGGCGGCGTAACGGAGGCCACATGACGGCACGTAAGTGGAAACAGAAACGGGCATTACAGCGGTTCGCGGAGGCGGTCCAGGCGCTACCCGGATTAGCCTTATGGGGAAAATGCAAAACGCTTGAAGACGTTCTGTATCGCGTTGCCCATCCCGCTTGGCTGCCAATTGTAGATGCATGTACGGAAAGAACTGGTTTTGCGCCAATGGATGCGGCCAACATCGAATCCCGCAAGGATATTCGCTGGCTCTACCGGAGGTTACTTACCGCCTGCGGTGTTGATGCACGGCACGTATAGGAGAGGGGCATGAAAACGGCGATAGTCGCGTGTAAATGCGCACACGCATGGCAGGACGCCCGTTACGGCGCACACAACCGCGTGCATAACTACTCCCCGAACAAAACTTCGCCGAAATGGGTTTGCACAGTATGTCGCGCTGAAAAACCAGCGCCTAATATTTAAGAAAGGAGAGGAACTATGAGACTAGAACTCTACGGCAGTGGACCACCGCAAGAGCAGGTGACACGGATTCGGGTGCGGCAAAATACTGACGCCATCATTATTGACGCAGTTGATGCCAATGGCAACCAAGTAGAGCATGGACTTTTGTTCGAGTTGACACCTAAAGGCCTTGAATGTTTTTGCAAGGTTAATAAGACATTGGGATTTCCCCTTGAAGGTGCTGGTTATATCAAGGTCATTAACAAATAGCCTCCTTCCGCCGCGAGCCGGGGCGCGGAGTAGTACCCCGGCATAGAATTGAACTGTAGTCGTGTAGCGCAATAGGTAGAGCGCGGCGCTGTTAACGCCGAGGTTGTAGGTTCGAGTCCTACCGCGACTGTTAAAAGTTGAAGAACCGATCCCCGGTGTGCCGCTGGGCACGTTCATCCTCACCATCCAACCCAGTAGCCGATTCACTCAGATAGGGACGCGCCACCCTCGCGTCCCATGCTCAGCGGCACACTATAAAAATTGAATAGCTTTTTGATGTGCTGGGAAATGGTATAGCGGAGTTTGATAGTAAACAGGTTTCGATTCCTGCCAGCACATCGAGTTTGCGAGGATGTCACCGGGATTACCCGATGGCATTTCCGCAAAGTGGCGTCACCTGCCGTGCTCCGTTTATGCCTAGGCTGAGCGAAGTGGTGAGGGAACGCCGCCAGACTAGGCGTGACTTAATGCCACGGTTCAGAGTAACCGAGGCGAAGAAATTGAATAGTTCTTGATGTGTTGCGGCGTGGTGGGACACGCTAAAAGGCGGCAACGACCGGCTAGAACCACAAAGGGGTAGTGACCCTTTCGATTGTCGGTAAGTAGGTGAGCTACTTGTAAGACGAGCGCGGAAAGTGCCGATATTGACCCGCGCATGTGGAACCGAACAAACGGGCAGGTTCAAATCCTGCCAGCGCATCGAGTTTTTGCCCGCCGAATGAGGGCAGTAGAACGCGAGAGAGGAGGTGGTCCGCGAGACGGCTAAGCGGACCCCATGACACAGTTGAATCTGATCTTTGGCGTGCTACCGGCTACCCTTGCGGAACATGCGCGAACCCTGCGGACTGTCTAGACAGCGCCGTAGCAAGTATGCACTAACGGTTTAGCACACCAAAGTTTTTGCGGCCTGTGATGCCGCGAGCGGCGACACCAAGGATTCAATCTAGCCGCATAGTGCGTGCGGTGCCGGGTTTGTGGAAACTTTCCCGGCACCGCCCTCCCCAACGAAAGGAGAACTAATGTTCAGGTTAACGACAAACGACGATACTGTTGTGTTTCAGGTCCCGTGTGGAGAGGGAACTATCCGCTTTGAATGTTATTGCGGAAGCGGAGGCGCTGCATTAGTCGTTGCTAATGCACTTCGCAATGCCCATCCGGTTCTCTTCGACACCATTGAAACGGAACCCCATGTGTTAAAAAGTGAAGGGGATTGGCTACGTGAACGGTTACATGAAGTACAGACGAAAATGGATCGTGCCGTGGCGGAGATACGCGATTTGGAGAAGATAGCGAAAAATACATCACCTATCCCTACACTTCAAGAATTTGGATTGTTTCGAGACGCCGTGTTCGCGGCGGTGAAAAGAATCGAATAGTTACCAAAGTTGAATTCGTGGGCGAGTGGCGAAATTGGCAAACGCAGCGGACTTAAAATCCGCTACCCCGGCCAGGGGTTTTTGTAGGTTCGAGTCCTGCCTCGCCCATCTTATGAATTATTAAACTATTAGGTTTTGGCTAATAGTTGCCCCGGAGAGTACGGGTATACAGTTGAATATTTTTAGGTGTGCTGTGGCCGAAGGAATGCGTGACGGGCGCGAGAAATCGCGTTGGTAGTGCGACGACGGCCCCAACGGTCGGCTCAATGATGGAGTAAGGAACAAACCCCTAGAGCAGCAAGCAGGTCAGCCGGGCGCGGGTGATTTTACCCGTAATGACAGTACAGGCCGAGATAATCGCCTGATAGCCATAGTATACCGATTTCCCAGCAGCGACCTTGCGGGGCCGTGCGGTGACATGGCGTAGCTCTCCCATAGAGAACGTCATGGCATCGTTACATCAACCCGTTCCGGTTCTATCACGGCTGAGGCCGGACGCCGCTCGGATAACAGTTGACGGGTATCGGCGGATGTCCCAATGGCACTGTCCAGGAACAGTGGTCGGGCTTCGTGCGGTGCGTCCCTGGCGGGTGCGTGGGGTTCGATTCCCCAACGCACAGAATGCAGCATCCGCCGAGTTTTAGCGATGCCAAGGAGCGGGTCAACAGCGGCCCGCCCCCGCAAAGAAAGGAAAATGATATGAAAATCGTAGACAATAGAATCACTAAAACATCAATAATGGTAAATTCAGAAGATATTAAAGTGGGCATATATTTTATGGGACGCATCAATGAATGTAACGGCCTTTTCTTGCGTATCTATGAGGGAGTCGTATTTATCGATGATCCGGCCTATACGTGGAATGGATCGTGTGATGTAAGTGAGTACGAGCCTATCGAGGTCGAGATCCACATTGAACGGAACCCGTAATGGCTAACTTCACGCGCCAGATCCGCCTGAAGCGTAGGCGTAGTAAACCTAAATTCAGAGGTACGAAAGCGGGCAAAGAATCGGGTTACACACGGGCGGTTAAACGGGCGTTTGGAGGAACGCGGTAATGGCAGAGTTCATATCAAAAAGCGAGATTTTAGAAGCTATCAAAAGCGCACGAGCGACAATGCGGTCCGCAGATGAAGCCGCGAACGACATGGCTATCCTACTGATTGGTAGATTGCATCATGTTGGCTCATATGCCCTGAACGAGCTAAAGCACGAACTTGCGCGGTACAACATGCATACGCAGATGTGGATATGACAACCCCACGCCCGATCTTCGCCAAGACGATCAAACCGGATAACCCGCCCCGGTCCACGCGCATCGCAGCCAGCCACTACCATTTTCAGGGCGCATACTACGACGCCGATCCTATCCACCAACCTGACAAACCCACCCGCAAACGCCCACCCGATTACGATTATGACCGCCGCTGTACCGGGTGTGGCAAAGTGCCCGAATGTTGCGAATGTGATGAGGAAGACGCACGAAACTACCGGGAAAGGCACGGATTATGAACCAGACCATCAAAGAGGGTCTCGACCGCTATACACAACACCATGTACAAACAGGTTCGTTTCTACGGGCTGTGCTTGAAAACGATCTCAGAGACGCCGTGTGTAGGGCTGATGATGACAATATGCGTGATCTGCGGGAGATCGTCATGTACGTATACTGGGAACTACCGGGCCAGTGTTGGGGATCGCCTGAACTTGTCCGGGCATGGCTTGCACAGAAACCGGCGACAGCGGAAGCAACAGTATGATCACCGAGCGCCACTTAGCTCTAACTGAAATAATGATCGCCATTCTTGAGGAAATGACTCGCGTATGCGGTGCGCTATCACCACTGGCGTGCAAATATTACGCGACCCTGGAGGGCTGTTACACTGGTATTGCGCATAGCCGCGCAGTCGAGGTTCTGCATGTGCGGAACTGTGGCGGTGCTACGGGGTGTACTGAATGAACTGAAACGGGTCGCCAGTGCGGGCACCGCGCTAGCGGATACAACGAAGACAACGAAGGGAGACTCGGAATGGGAACTGAATTAGTAGCACAAAATGAACGTGATCTCGCAACTCGCTCAGACGTATGCCATATGCTGAGCGTTGCCGAGGTCAAGGCGCAAATGGATGCACTTGAAGAACTCATGCGTATCTGCCTGAAAAAGGGCGATCTTGCCAAGGGCAATGAGGGCGATTACTACACGTTGCCCGGTGGCAAAAAGCCCTGTCTAAGTAAGGCGGGCGCACAAAAAGTAGCGACGATGTTTCGCTTTGCCGCATCCTACCCGATCATCGAAGATCTGAGCACAGCGAATGAATCGCGGTATCGCGTCCTGTGCCGCCTCACCCGGCCCGATGGTTTATTCGTTGGCGAACAATGGGGCGAGGCCAGTTCGGCGGAATCAAAAAATCGGTGGCGTAAGGCGCTCGATGACGAAGAGTTTGACAGTTCACATGAAGATGAGAAACGGATCGTAAAACGCAAGAACCAAAACGGCGACGTGTACGAAGTGAAGCAGATCATGGTAAACCGCGCCGATAGTACAACGAACGTGTTGCCAAAGGCGCAGAAACGTGCCTACGTTCAAGTTGTGCTTGCCGCCTCGGGCGCGTCCTGCCTGTTTACGAGCGGCCTTGAACCGGATGATCCCGATTCTGCTGGTGATGGTAACGGCAAAGAGCCGCACAAACCGATTCAGAAACCCCAGGCGAAAAAGGAGTCCGCGCCCGCATCCGACAGTAGTGATATCAAAACGATCCAAGGCGTGGTTACGCGAGTAGCTGAAAAACCAACAGCCAAGGGTGGTACTCGCTTTGGTGTCTGCATTTTGGATGCATGGTACAACACATTTGATGACAAAATCGCGGCAGTGTGCGCAAAGGGCGTGATCATCACGCTGGTCTATAAAGTCGGTCAGTACGGCAACGATATTGTATCGGCGGAAATATTCAACGAACAACCAGGCGAGGCGGCGGAATGATCGTCTGTACCTCCGACCACACTTACGTTGATGATGCTACCGGGCGCACCTACCCCGGCGTCACGCAAATTATCTATGAGGCCGGACTCATGGGGTACATGCCCGGTGATGATTGGTACATGACGCGCGGTACGCTTGTTCATGAATGCACCGCCATGTGGGATTGCGGCATATTGTGGGAGGAGGCACTCGACCCCGCGCTGACCGGGTTTCTGGCGGCATGGAAACGATACCGGGCCGACACCGGGTTTACGCCCGCGCCGGACTTCATCGAGCGGATCTGTTTCGATCCGGTGTTGGGGTACGCGGGCACGATTGACCGTGATGGATTGGACATTAAAGCGGGTGTGCCCACCAAGTGGTTTTTGATTCAGGCTGCCGCCTACTGGCATTCGCCCGAGGTAAATAAGGGGCCGTGGCGAACGGTCTTTCTCCGCGAAGAGGGTACCTATAAGGTCATCGTTTACAACCCGCAAGATTTGTATAGGGCATTTCAGGTGTTTACCGCCGCACTTACCCTATACGCATGGAAAGCCCAGAACGGGTTATTAACATCAAATCAAGGGGTTATATTGTGAACACCCGAACACCATATTGTCTAAGTAATAGAGCAGCAAAGCATGGAAATACATGGAGTGGTTTTACAAAGACTGCAAGCTGGAGAGAGTTGTCCGTGAGAAGTCGGTGGTTTGTGCTCGCCGGGTGCGGTGAGAAAAATGATTGCTGGTTATGGCGCGGTTGTATCAACGAGAATGGCTATGGATCGTTAAACTTCCATCATTCAAATATTTTAGCTCACCGCATCGCCTATGAATTGTTCATCGGTCCAATTCCGCCAGGGCTAGTAATTGATCACCTTTGCCGTAATAAGGGGTGCGTAAATCCACTTCATCTTGAGGCCGTCACTGATAGGGTAAATATTCTGCGCGGCGAAGGACCGGCTGCAATTGAGGCGAGACAAACCCACTGTATCCATGGCCATGAACTGAGTGGCGAAAACCTTCGCATTACCATGTTCAAAGGTAGAACTTATCGTGGCTGCATGGCGTGTCAAAGACAACGCAAGCCTAAAGACCGTGAGAAATACCTGGAGTATCAGCGCCAATATAACATCGATAGGCATGATGCAAAGTTGGCATATATGAAGGAATATAGAAAAAGGAAAATGGAGAACAAAATCCGATGAGTGCAATTATCGAAGAACCTCCGCAGGTAAAAACCTTACGCGCGATTGTGCCGTTCACAGAAAATACTGAGAGCGCGATAGCCCTTGTAAACATGGCCCGGTCATTCAAGATTGTCACGGTGGACGATCGTGTATATGCCGAGCGATTGATTCAAGCCCTCGATGCCGCATCAACATGGTGGCATAACGAACACATCGACAATAAAAACAAGGCGTATGCAGCGTATCAATCCGCGCTCCGGTTGCACGATGACAAAATCACGGAACTTGATGATGCCCGCAAGAAACATCTGAAACAGGAGTGCATCCGGTGGGATGCCGAGCAGGAAGCAATTCGCCGCGCAGAGGAAACGCGATTACAGGCCATTGCGCAGAAACAAGCCGAAGATGAGGCGCTGGCAATGGCCGCACAAGCCGAAGCCGCGGGCGACCACGAGATCGCCGAGGCTATTGTAGCCGCGCCCGTGGTTGCACCTACCGTGCGAATCATCCCAACCGCGCCCACGCCGTCTAGGTTGACCGCTGGACGTTCTGATTGGACCGCCGAGGTAGTTAACCTCATGACGCTAGTCCAGGCCGTGGCGGCTGGTACACAGCCGATAGAACTGCTCCTGCCGAACCAGGTGGCATTGAACAGAATGGCGAAGGCGCTGCATTCGGGGTTCAAGGTCCCTGGCGTCCGCGCCGTGGAAAGGAAAGTATGACAGACACACAGGTAGTTACCGTACCGCACTTCAAGGCCGAAGAGGAGAAAGTATGATTGAACTCAACCATGTGCCGCCGCTGACGGATGACGGCATAACCGCAATAATGCAAAAGTGGAGTACCGGACATGACGCATTAACGATACTACGCCGGTATCTGCCCGATGGCCTAACCCATAGGCAAACACTAGAATATCTCGATACTATTTGCCAGCAAGCCGCGAAGTGGCGGGAATTTGTGAGCCTCATAACACTCACCGATGCCATTCACAGAACAGAGAAAGCCGTATCCGATCTTGAACAGCGCGTGGAATTCCTTGAACAGATCATACGAGACGGGAGAGTGGAATGATTGAACTGAGACAGGGCGTGGAACCGTTGACGGTAAATAGTCCCGAGATAAGAAACTGTGCTTTAAACACAAGTGAGCCAGCCTTTCATCAAATGTGGTCCGACTGGATGGATGTCGTTGCGCGCTATTTACCGGCCTTTGAGTCTGAATCTATAGTCTACCGCGAATCCCTTCTTTTGCTCGACGGTATCTGCGAGCAGGCCGCACAGGCGCAGGCCATCGAAGCGGAACTCGTGCGACTTAAGGCCATAAACGACTTCGGGCGCGTGGTCAGGCCAGCTTTATCAGAAGACGAAATCGACGCCGTGATTGACGATTTTGCCGAGAATGGCGCTAAACCACGGGCCGACGTGCGCGATGCGGAGACGTGGAAGCGGGAATTGTGCGACGAGGTTCTGCTAGATCATAACATGTACATTACTATTGAACTTGCCACGTTCAACAAACTTGTCGATGCCGCTGCGAACCGGGGCGGTAAGACGTTGCGGGATGAACTCGCAATGGAAGTCATGAAGAAAATGCTGGAGTTTGTTTTAACACATGAAAATCGCCCCGATGTGCCGGTTGAACGGATCGCAAAACAAGCCTACGGTCTTGCTGACGCCATGCAGGTCGCATCGAAACAGAAAGAGAGTAATAAATGAAACTCGATGTCTATGGAAAACCCGGTGATTTTGCAGCAAGCGGCGAATATGAAAACGCTATTATCGATGGCGTTCTTTCTCCATGTCCGTTTTGTGGGAGCGTCGTTTTAGAAGTAGGCAATACACATACGCCGCACTATACGGTGATATGCGCTGATTGTGGTGCAGAAAAACCGTGTGCAATAGGTAGTGGAAAGCATTTTAAATCGAAGGACGCCTGTGTTCGGGCACACCGCCAAAGTTTTAGGTCAGCAATCACGGAATGGAATACGCGGGCATGAGCAAACATAGCAATCTCAAATGCCCCGACTGCGGAGCCCTCATGATTCTGCGGAAAAGTCAGCATGGCCCATTTTTCGGCTGTACTAGTTGGCCTAATTGCGCGGCCACGCACGGCGCACACCCGGACGGTACCCCGCTTGGCATTCCCGGCACACGTGAGGTTAAAGATGCGCGGATCGCCGCGCACGCCGCATTTGATGCGTTCTGGCGCGGGGCCGGTATGACGCGAAAACGAGGGTATGCGTGGTTACAAGATCTACTCGGCTTGATACCGGAAGCATGTCATTTTGGGCGGTTTGACGTGGCGACGTGCGAGCGGGTAATTGAGATCATTGTAAATGCGCGGGGGAAACTGGTATGAACGCGCCCGCCCGCACACGCGCTGATTTCATCCGCATAACGCGGTCCTACCGGCTGTTGCGCGAGTTCATGCGCGACGGCCAGCCACACACGTTGCGCGAAATGGCGGTGGCTGCGGAATGTTCGGAATCTGCCGTATCGGCCCGGTGGCGCGAGTTGAAATACCCGTGTTCATTGGACAGGTTCGCCGGGTATGAACAGTACAAAGTTAAAATACGCGATACTGGCGTTTGGGTATATTGGATAAGACTGCGGGGTGTAGAGCAGATAATGTTAGCAGTGTGACAACAATGCCCGGCGCACGGATGCGCGGGCTTGGGGGCAGGGACGCCGAATGCGGGGAGTTGATATGCAGATTAAAAGCCGATGGAATGGCGAAGTACTGTATGAATGTGAGGCCGATAGTCTAATCGAGGTTGTCATTAAGGCCGTAGAAGCGGAGGCCAACCTCGCGGGGGCCAACCTCGCGAGGGCCGACCTCACGAGGGCCGACCTCACGAGGGCCGACCTCGCGGGGGCCAACCTCACGAGGGCCGACCTCACGAGGGCCAACCTCACGGAGGCCGACCTCGCGGGGGCCAACCTCGCGGAGGCCAACCTCACGAGGGCCGACCTCGCGAGGGCCAACCTCGCGGGGGCCGACCTCACGAGGGCCTACCTCGCGAGGGCCGACCTCACGAGGGCCAACCTCGCGGGGGCCGACCTCACGGGGGCCGAGTTACCACATTTCCAAATCTGTCCTGAAGTCGGTAGTTTTATCGGCTTCAAAAAGCTAGACAACGGCATAATTGCCACACTATTGATCCCAGACGGTGCGCGGCGTATGACGCCGCTCGGTTATCGGAAATGCCGGGCTGAACGTGTGCGTGTATTAAGCGGCAATGGCAAAAGTCCAACCGCCAATACCAAACTGGAATACCGCGAGGGCGACATGGTTGAGGCGGACTCGTTTGATGATGATATCCGGGTCGAATACAGCCACGGGATCGCGTTTTTTGTGACGCGGAAGGAAGCTGAGGAGTGGATATGAAAGTCATCTATATCGGCGGCCCGTTCCGCGCACCTAACGCATGGGAACGCGAGAACAATATCCGTGAGGCGGAAACGCTGGGGTTTGAAGTTGCAAAACTCGGGGCAATGCCCGATATCCCACACGCAGGCACACGATTTTTCGACGGCACATTGACGCCGGAATTCTGGTTAGCGGGTACGCTTGAAAAGATGCGACGTTGTGACGCCATACTACTCACGCCGCACTGGCGTGAATCCGAGGGCGCGTGTATGGAAGTAGACGAGGCGGAACGGTTAGAAATGCCAATATTCGATAACCTGGACGATCTACAAGAATGGCTAAAAAGTGAAGGGGTTTGATATTGAATAGTAAGTGTAAATTGCACCGGCCAGGGGCGTTCTGGTTGAGGTCCGCTTGATGAATAAATCCCCCGGCTTCCACTTTTACCCTGATAAGTATATTTCACATACGAAGCACTTATGTCATCTGGCCGGCAGAATTTACATGGATATCCTGTGTTGGATGTGGGATCACAGTCCGTCTCATTGTCAGATTTCTACCGACCCAGGCACTATCGCGTTGCTAACCGGACATCCGCTCGAAGATGTTAAAGCAGCTATTTTTGAAATACAAAACCCCGCCATGAAACTGCTAAAAGAAAAAGGGAAATTATACATTAGTAACGGACTTAAAAAGGAAGCAGACAAACAGGCGACATTTGCCCAAAAACAAAGTAACTCTGCTAAAGCGTTGTGGGCACAAAGGAAAGCATTGAAGTCTAGTACAACTAAAGTAAGCCAACCTTATGCCCGCGCGAAGAAAGAGAAAGAGAAAGAGAAACGGAAAGATCCTAATGATCTTCCAGAGGGATTTAAAGACTTCTGGGTAGCCTATCCTAAGAAGAAGGCCAAAGATGATGCGATCCGGGCGTGGGTAAAACTTAACCCAACCTCGGAAATCGAAGTAGCCATCCTTGCGGCATTGAAGTGGCAATGCCAATTGCCCGACTGGAAAAAAGAAAACGGACAATACGTTCCTTTTCCGGCGAGCTACCTGAACGGGCGGCGGTGGACCGACGAACAGGAAGTCAAACGGGTTATCAAAATGACCGATGTTGAAATTTTACGAATCCAACAAGGCGGGTGTTAATGGACATCTCGTGTGAGTGGACCCAATAGACCCGCGGCGTGTGGGGATACGGAGGATGGGAATGAAAAAAGAATACGTAGTTGGGTTTTTCTTAGAGGGTACAGGGGCGGAATTTCCCGAGGATGTGTATGTGGTTCTTATCCGCAAGAGCAAACCGCTATGGCAAGTGGAGCGGCTAAACGGTATCGGTGGCAAAATAGAACCGGGCGAGTTGCCCATAAATGCAATGGCGCGTGAATGGTATGAGGAAACCGGAACCATGTGGACCTCATGGGGCGCACTTTTTACGCTACAACACCCCGATCCCGCCGGCAAAAATGAATATACCCTCTACGGTTTTTTCACAACGTCAAATGACACGCGGGCCAGTGAATTACTTCATGGCAGGCTCGTATCAGGTGAAGGGGTAATTGAAATTTGTAATGCCCGCCATCTACCTGATGCCATTATTGGCAATCTGCGGTGGATGATCGGACTTGCACTTGATGCCGATATTTCAAAACCCGTTCTCCTGAATGACAACGGGGGCAACTAATGAACCGCAACTTTCAGACCCGCGGCGAGTTCGCGTGGGGCGGGTGGGAACAATGAACGGTTTCCCCGCACACTGGCCCGCGGAACTCGTGGAACGGTTACGATTTCAGCGGCAAATGCGGCATACGGACTTGCCGCCCGTTCCGCCAAAGCATTGTCGTTGGTGCGGAAAACCCGTTGCTGGACGGCGGCAATGTTAGTGTAGCGATAAATGTGTGCATGAATACGAGTTGAGGGCAAATAGGGGGGCTGTTCTTAATGCCGTTATCCAACGTGACGGTTATATATGCGCGATCTGTGGCAGGCGACCTTGGAACCCGCAGGTTGATCATGTGGTTCCCATTGCCGAAGGTGGCGGTTGTTGTGGGCTGGAAAATCTGCGCTTATTGTGCTGGGAATGTCACAACCGTGTAACCGCCGAACTTGCAGCGCGGTTAGCGGCGAAACGGAGAGTAGACGCGGGACAACCCGTACAGGAGGTGCTTGTATGAAAACGGAGAACCATAATGGATATTTTTAGAATCAAGAGTATTAGTGACTTTGAGCAATTCAAAACTGAAATCGGCTACCACGTGAAAGGACATCTGAAAATCGAATGTCCTATCTCACTCTGTGGATCGTTAATCGTTGATGGGTCCATCCATGCGGGCGAGTCCATCAAGGCGGGCGGGTTCATCGAGGCGGGCAGGTCCATCCATGCGGGCGAGTTCATCAAGGCGGGCAGGTTCATCAAGGCGGGCGGGTTCATCGAGGCGGGCAGGTCCATCCATGCGGGCGAGTCCATCAAGGCGGGCGGGTTCATCGAGGCGGGCAGGTTCATCAAGGCGGGCGGGTTCATCGAGGCGGGCGGGTTCATCGAGGCGGGCGGGTCGATCCAGGCGCATGAGTCCATCCATGCGGGCGAGTACATCCATGCGGGCGGGTTTGTGTTTTCCTTCACCTTCTCTTTGTCCTGTAAGTGGCTTGAAACGCGCCTACTGCCGTTTTGGCGCGAATTCTATGCAACTATGCCACCGTTGCAAAAGTGGCGAGACAAGATTCTCAGCAAATCTTCTTGTTGGGGTGATCTACAAACATTAGTCACGCCTGATGAGGCTATGACTATCTGTGCATGGGATGGCTGGCATCCAATCATTAAGGCGCAACTGGAAATGTTTTTCGGTCTCAAAAAGCGCGTTGACTTTACCTAAATCGGCACAAAAGGAAACACAATGATAGCCCCTACACGCCCCGCGCCGTGCCCTAAGCCCCGTTACCCCTACGGCGGGGGTGATCGTGCCGTACGTGGCAGCGTAGGCGGCTCCAGCACGGCCCTGATGGACGAGTGGATACGCAATGTCGGGACCACGGCGGACATCCCGGTGATGATCCCGATCTTGTGGACCCTCATGAAGGATGACGGTTTATGAACGACGCGATTGACGGAACAAAAGGAGATTCGTAATGAGACAAAAAGCGAAGGCGATACTTAATGCGGTGTATGAAGCATCGAACTACATGGCTTGTAGTGAGGCGGCAGATCATGCCAATCAAGCGGCGGCGACTCTAGCTGTTGGCGCTGGCATGGAGTGGATGCTTGCTGATTTTGGCGAGGTACAAGGATATTGGCGTAAGCATTGTTACCCGTTCGACCGCGAATACTGTTATGCCCTGGCAATAGCCGTTGGAAATACGAGTTATATCAAAGCATTTGAAAAAAGTGAGGGTCGTAAGCCGTTCTTTGCGAATAAGGTGGAACCTGCTAATAGTCGCGGCTATCTGCACATGGTCGGTATACGGATGCGCGAACGTCTCGGGATTGGATCGCAGGTTTGTCTGAATCTCCCTGGCTGTTACGCATGGGCAGAAGTCACAAGTATCGATAATGAGCGCGTAGTGTTGACCGCGAAGAAAATGGACGGCGAGGATGGGGTGCGCAGGATTTTAAAACTCGATCATGACGCCTGCGCGAAAATGTTCCCCGCGCCGAAACGGGCGAAGGTGAAAGCGGCCGAAGAGACAGAGGTGCAGAGCGCATGACGCCCGCCCGTATCGAGGCCGCGATCCGGGGCGGCGTACAAGGAGAGTTGGTATGAGACTTATAGAAATTGGAGCATCACAGTCCGTAGGGATTTTCGGATTGCATTTGCAACTTGTAGACACAGCGCGAGTACAAACGTTTTATCTGATGCGTAAACAGGCCCAGGAACTCATACCCCTCTTGCAGCACTTCGCAGACACGGGCGAGTTACCCATAGATGACCCTACCGCGCCACTGATCTGGAAAGTGATTGAGGAGTTTGGGGAATCAATACCGGAGATCGAATGGGACAAGAGGAAACAGAAACAGACTATTTCTGATGCCACGAAACAGGCCGGGGGCGATGATAATGCCCACTGAACATGCGGAATGGATGGAAGCCGAAGTGCGTGTGCTGAAACGCAAAGAGCGTGAAAGTAAAAAGGCATTGCTTGTTTTGGTTGATGCCACTGGCGCGTTCCTAGAACAGTTCGCGGCCACCATGAAACAACCGGAATCAAAGAAACGCAATAAAGCCATTATAGAACTCTTCAGCGAACTGAATATGGCACGAGATCGCGCACGTTATTTTGCACTAAATATCGACTACAGAACCGATAGCCTGAACACCAAATACAAACCGCTCGGGTGCTATGACTGCGAACTGAGGGCCGAAAAGGAGAGCGACAATGGCTAACGTGACGCCGTTGAGCGATGCGGAAATGCGGATGTTAGAGGCCGTTCAGGATTACATGTATATTGAACTACACTGTTGGAATTGTGAGGTATGTAAACAGAAGGGCGATCCCAATCCCGAAAATGAACCGTGCAAAACATGTATATCTGCGCGTATGCCGTTCAGCCGCCTTGTTGCCGCTCTGCGCGACCGCGACAGGAAGCTGGCCATACTCCGGGCGCACCGGCTTGATCCCGATTACCTATGGGCGCAGACACGCGGACTCCTGAATGAACTGGACCCGGTTGACAAGACATGGACCCCAGAACAGCGGCGGCGTGAGGTAGATCGCCTGATTGCCTTCGCCCGCGGCGAACAGGACAACCCCGATGCCCACTGAACGCAAGAATGACACTTTCATAATTGGCCCCGATGGCCATATGGATTACCAGCCACCCGCACCGTATCTGTCGGATATCGGCAGGCCATGTACATGCCAATGGGAAACCCTAAGAGACCCCTATGGCCCAGATAGGCGTGTACTAATATTCGCGTGCTGCTTGGTCCATGCACAAGAATGGGAAAACCGTAATGCCCACTGAACGCATGACAGCCGCCGAATATCGCGCCCTACCAAAAGCACGGGGCAATAAGTACCACGCACGAGGCGAATACTATAAGGCCGTGTGGTTCCCATCACAATTAGAGTTAAAGTTTTATCAACTCTGCGAACTGCGGCAACAGGTCCGTGATATTTCTAACCTCGAAATACACCCGAAGTTTTGGTTAGATGCAATGGACTGCTGGTACGTAGCTGATGTTGGATTCCGGGAGTGTAGCAAAACTGTAATCGTTGACGTGAAAAGTAAACCGACAATGACGGCGCTATGGCAAGCGAAGTGGAAGGCGGCAAAGAAACAATACCCACAATATGAATGGCGGGTGGTGACAAGGAAGGATATCGGATGATCCAGATTGCATATGTGGTAGAAGAACAACTTCCATGTGAACCCGGCGCGGAACTGTGCGGGGCGTGTGATGTCAGAATCAATCATGCAGTTTGTGAACGCTTTGGTGAGTTAGTGAATCACAGAGATGATTCATGGGAACTTGACCGCCGTTGTCCCGCGTGTCTACGTGCGGAGAGGCGGGCGGTACTGCGGGCGCGGTTTGTGGAACAAAAGGAGCAGAAATGAAACAGTGTTCGACGTGCGCCCATTGGATAGCTATAACGAGCGGTTGTTCGTTGATTCGCGGGTTTAAAACTTTCGCTACGGATGGCTCAGAATGCCGCGGGTGGAAAGAAAAAGAAAAGGAACAAGAGACATGAACATCCTAATAATCTCGGTAGTATTGCTCGGGATATCAACGGCGTTTCTTGCATTGGCCTTCTACAGGCTTAACAAGAATTACGGACTGGGTGCGGCGTGCGGGAAATATAAGGCTTGACAACGCGGATAGAAAGGAGTTAAGATAATCTTGCCATGAAGATCGCTACATGCTACAATAACCTTGACGGTCACAAAACGGTGAAGGACGCCCCTGGCGATCTTCATGGCAACCGCGGCGTGGCCGTCGCTGTTTGCGCCCGCTGCGAACGCACCCTGCCCATCACCGATTTCCCCTACATGGTCAAAGGCAAACAACCGCCCGATTCGCCACGGCAGGACGTGTGCCGGAAATGCAGGGCTGTTCTACATAGCCGCGCTTATGGACGGCAACAACGTGCCGAATATTTTGACGCGCGGTGCATGGATTACAAACGCCATGGGCGGCGTGACCAACAAGCGTTTCGGTGGAAACTTACACAACCGCAACGGCGCGAGATCGAACTTATGGAGGAACTAATGGATGTACGCGGGATGACTGATCCGCTATGGCTGGACCTGTGCGAAGGGGTAGCGGTATGACACGCAGGACGCCGTGGACAATCATAGCCGTGGCCGTGTGGCTGTTCGTGGTGCTGGCCCCGGCGCTGGCAAGGACGTTATGAACAACAGCGGCCTATGCCGCAAGGAGACCTGACATGTATATGGTTATCAGCGATGGCGGGAATGCGTTCAAACTGCCATGCGGTATTGATGAACAACCTGAATATGATTGTCCATCACCGGGTATATTAACGCCGTTCGATATTTGTCCCAAAAATCGAATCGCTCTGTTTGCAGAACGGACGGATGCGATGAACGCGATCCGCATTGCACACGATTATAACCGCCTATGGTATCCGGCAGATGGGCAAGAACCGTACAAAATAGTGCGCGCTGAAGTCGTGCGCGAGGAGGAATGACATGGGAAAGTCTGTATCGATTAATTCGGAAGTGCTGGCTGAGATTCTGCGCACACATTCGCCAGCCTGTTGTCTCGTGGCCACTGGTATTATCGCCGCTGCTGGCTGCGACGAGAAGGGCGAGGTCGCGCCGCTGACGGTAGGCGAAATTCAAGTAGTGATTGACGAGACGAGATCGCAAACTTGGCCAGTACGCAAGATTTCTGACGGGGAATCGCTGAGTGATCGTGAATGGGTGCTGGCCACCCCCGCCGAACTCGTCCGTCTACGCAAGGAGCTTGGCGTGCCGGAACCGCAACGGACATGCGCGACATGCAGCAAGAGAGACGCCCACTGTGCGCCGCTGAACGGCGTTGTATGCGACATGTGGGAGGCCGCGCCATGACTGATAGAAGGATACAATATGAGTAATCCAATCGACGATAACGCCCGTGCCACCGATGAGAAAAATCAAGACACACTTGCGCGGGTCAACAAACACCTCAATGAGTTTAGACGTATGCACCAGTATAGCCTAGAACGGGCTAATCTGCTAGATGCCTACAACGCTATGCTGGAGAAAGTGAGGCGCGGCCATGACTGACATCGAACTCCAAGAACGCGCCGAGTGGCTGTATAAAGAGCACGGGGAGAAGTGTATTGAGTTTCTTGACTGGGAATTGTCACCTCCAAGCCATAAAGGAGGCCCATTGCCTCAACGGTTTGAAAAACTAGGATCAGACATAGATCAGGTATGCCAAGGTTTCTCAATGAATTGGAAACGTATCATTTTCCACGCCGCCCTGCTTGCCGCCCAGCACGAGGTTGTTAGCAAATGTATGAACGGGGTTCCAGCTATTTGTTCCGCACACCAAATGCCTAATGCCGCCTGTGATACTTGTAATCCAGCGATTAGAGAGGCCCGTGCGGACGAGCGGGGGATGATTCAATCTGCACTGGCAGATGTTAAAGAGGAAGCCACGTTAAAGGAGCGGGAACGGTGGGAAAAGATAATCGAAGACGAACTAAGTAGGATTAAATCATGTAGCTGTGTCCAATGTGAAGAGATAAGGATCGTTCTGAACCACGTACTTACAAAAGCTGAAAAATTCAACGCCATCCACAACCCGCCCGCCGGAGACAACGCCAAATGAACACATGCGATGAACACCGAAATACTATAGTAGTGCATCAGGCGCAGAACTGTCCGCTGTGCGATGAAATTGATGCACGTCAAAAAGCTGAACTTGAAGTTGATGATCTACGGGCGCGTGTCGAAATTCTTGAAAGGGAACTCAAGGATGCTCACGGGGGATAACGTCAATGCCTAGAAATGAAATTCACAACCCGCCCGCCGAAACGGAGAAGGAACAAAACGATGAATAAAACTGACTGGTTAGCCATTCTTGGACTCATTGGGTGTGTGCTACTCGTTGTCGAAATACAACTGTACATTCTCTACAAAGGGCTTTTAGGTCTTATGAAGGCTCTAATAGGAGATAAGCCCGATGTCGAATAACCCGATGACCCCTCGGCGCCTGGCGGAAATCAAGGCGCGGTACGATGCTGTACCAAAAGGTGTATGGGCGTGGCGCGTCAACCGCGCAACAAAGCATGTCTCACTTGAGGCGGGATGGGATACCGTGATGCAGTTCGTGCGATGGGGTATGCAGAGTGCAACAGTCAGATTCCCCGTAGGGGGCATTATGGAGGCAGCGCAAGATTTGGTTAAGCCACATCTAGGCGAGAACCATCATTTTCACTGGAACGCTGACATCGACCACCCAGTAGCGCAGTTTATCACCCACGCCCACGCCGACGTTCCCGACCTCTACGCTGAAGTCGAGCGGCTACAGGCGGAGGTCGAACGGTTTGATGTGCGAAAGCAGGAAATGAACGATGCCGCCGAAAAGCACGCACCAAAGGAATACCAGCGTGGTCTTGATGAGGGATCTTCTTGTCAGGCAATCCTTGAAATTCAAGGCCGCGAAAGGTTTATGAATTCTCTCACTGAAAAGGAGATCAAGACACATGCTGATAGTGCAGCCAAGGAGCAGATCGAGCGGCTAGAAGCGCGGGTGGCGGAGTTGGAGAAGGAAACAACGGAGGTCGTCCGGGGATGCAGCAGCAGAAGTGCGGCCACGATGCCGCTGGTAACACTAAAGGAGACCCTCGATGCCTGATGCGACGCCGTTTAGTAACGAAGAACTTGCAAAATTCATCGGCAAATTCAAACATGATTCGCCATGCGAATGTGCAAGATGCCGCTTCCTCGCCACCCTCGACGCCGCGAACAAGCGGATCGCGGAACTGGAGCGTCACAACGCCCCACGCTATGTCACTGGAACGTGGATATGCCCGGTGTGCGAGACGTCGGCGGCGAAGTCCGGCTGCCTGTGCTACGAGTGCGCGGGGAAGCGCATTGCAGAACTGGACAAGTGGCGTCTGGCAGTAGAAAACCTAACGCCAGGCGGTAGCGAATATCACAATGATCTAGAACAGTGTCTGAACGCGATCAACTATAAGATTTATGACGGTCCGCAGGCGTTTAGAAAAGTGTTATTTGATAAATTAGAGAGGGCCAATAAGCGCATCGCGGAAGTAGAAGCCGAAATAGACAGACAGTATGGTGTAATTCATGGAATGCACGGTGAATATCAACAGATATGGCTTGAAAAAGACAAACGCATCGCGGAACTGACGCGACTGCTGGCGGCATACAGACTACGGGATGCTGGCGTCCTAGAAGGGGTGCCAGACGTATATACGGAGGCTTGCAAAATCCTTGATGAGATTGACCCAGCCGATGACTGGCCTATTATCGAAGAATTGCTTGCCATCGCGCGAGCAGAGACCCCGAACGCGGGCGGAGAGGAGAAGTGAGAATTTCAGCGGCGGCAATACGCATAGCGGACGGCACAGTCCATACCGGCAAATCACACGCAGAGATTATTCTTTCATTGGCTAAAGGATGTTGTAAATTCTCAAACTTAACCCAAGGATTTGTAACTGATACGGGCGAGTTCTTAACGCGCAGCGAAGCCGCAAAGATTGCCTATGAAGCAGGGCAAATTTCAGAACCGGCAGAGACTGTGTTGTCAGAAGATTTTAACCACTGGCGAGGAGAGGAGAAGCCATGAGCGTACAAGTATATCGAGCGAACTCACAATACCCGCCGCTGCCAAATAAGTATGCGGACGAGTCGGATGGGTGGGTTAAGTTGTGCGACTACACCGCCCTCAAGACCCGCTGCCAGCAGGCGGAACAGGAACGGAACGATATGCGCGAGGGCCGAGTTGCTGCGTGTGAGGACGAAAACATACTGCGGGTGCAGTATAACCGCTTGCGCGACACGCTCGTGCTGCTAGGGGAGCAGGCGAAATCCGCGCTAGACATCTACGATAAGGAAATTATGGTTACGATGTTAAAGGCCGTCATCGCGGCGGCGGAAAAGCTACCCAATGTCTAGTCAAGAGCATGAAGCAAATGTATAACACGGATTATCTGTCACAGTTTGAGAAGTTTGAACGAGACTTGCTGTCACAAAAGGAGAGACAAATGATGGGAACGTTTCACATTGATCGTGAATGCGATGCGGCTTTTATCCGCCTAAATGACGCGCTGTGCTCATTTGAGCGTGCAACGAGCCGCGACTACACATTGATTCTGGTGCCTGAGACGCCAGATGAGAAGATTCAAATGTCACTAAGCGGTAAGCCCATTCCTAGTGATTTCGACCCTAAAGAAACCTTGGAAGCGGCGCTACAACGACGTGCGGCCAACGCCTAATCGCGGCGGCGGAAAAGGCGAAACCGTGACGTGCCAATGCCAAACCGAGCAGGATTTGAAACGGTTGGCGAAACGCGCCCGGAAAATTTACCGCGTCCGCAAAAGACGATTCATCGGTTGGCGAACAACCGCGCAACTATACGCAGACGCGCTAGGCGAGCTTGTAGAAGCCGTCCATGCGGCGGAGAGAGGAGAGGCGTGATGCTTGGACTTGGGATCTCATTGTCGATAATGGGTGTAATCCTAGTCTTGGCGAGTATTTCTAGTGAACTATGCCGCATAGCCAACGCACTTGAGCGGAGAAAGGACAAGTGATGAACCACAATCCCGAGCAACAGGCGTGTGCCCGCGCATACCTCGAGGCCCGCCAACGCGGCGTGAAACCGGACCCGTTGGACGTGTTGGATAAATGGATGCGCGCCGTACTGGATGACGTACCGATGGAAAGGGAAACGAAAGGAGCGAATCCATGATTTGCTTACAGTGTGGTTATGAGACGCAGGTGATCATGAAGGTGAGTGGCCTATGTCCAGATTGCGCCATAAGTGCCCTCCGCGCCGACAATGCACGGCTGACTGATGCGCTACAAAAGGCAAGTCACCTCTATACACAGCTTGAAGTCAAAGAATTTCATCTGACTGAGGAACTGGCGCAGGCGCAGCGGGAACGCGATGCGCTATCAGCCCAGCGAACGGCTGATGCACAATCGATCCAGGAGCTCCAGATTCAGGCATCACGTGACGTTGCGCGCCACAATATGGAGTTGTGTAATCAGCGTGACGTCGCCCGCGCCGAACTTGCCGCGGTCCAGCAGCGGCTTGACCACGTGCTCGCTGAGGTGCCGGGACTATGTGAACATGCCTACCGAGACGGGCAAACTCATGGCGAGAACCAGATCGACAGATGGACAGAAAGCCCCGCCTATGCCGACCTCCAAGCCCTACTCACCCTGTCCGCAGAGCCGAAGGAGGCTACGCGACAGCCCACGGAGGTGTTCCCGCCGAGCCATTACATCCGCCAAGAGATGGACAAGCGCGGGTGGGGTAAGTTATGGATACTATCTCGGGAAACTGGACTGTCGCGCCTCACGCTAGAACTAATTTTGGAGAATCATCCCGCTGTCCCGATCACCCCCGAGATCGCCGCCGCCCTTGGCCGCGCGTTCGGCACCTGCGCGGAAAGGTGGCTGAATTTTGACCGCCGGTGGCAGAAACGGAAACAGGCGCCCGCGCAGGCGGAAGGAGAGGCGCCGTGAAGATCAAGCGGTACTGCACATGTGGCGGATACCAGACCGGAACAATCGTGCGGATGCCCCGGTTACAGGCCCAAGCGGATGCAATCTGGGCGGAACATACCGGACCCGGCCATGCCCCGTGTGACGCCAAGACCGCGACAAATGCGAGGCGTAACCAGGAGCGCCGCGCCGAGAGGGCGGAAGGAGAGGCGACGTGAATCAGGAACGTATAGATAATCTGTTAAGCGGTATCCTAAACGTTGCATTGGCCCTTAGAAGGACAATCGAAAATGTCGAACCAGGCGAGTCCGTCAGAAAGTTGAGCGAGGAAGAATGGATCGAACTTTATAGACTCGTTGGGCTCCTTCAAAAGAACGTGCAACAGATTCAGCAGGAACAGGGGTTGCCATTATTAGTGGTCGAAACGGAGAAAGGGACGGTATGAAAACGTGTAAAGAATGCCAGTTCAAACCTGGCTGTTTCTGGCCACACGTCCCACCAGCGAGCATTTCATTTAACGGCCCGGAGTGGAATGTGCTTGAACGGATACTTGAACAACTGGCTATGGATGTGGCAGAGAGTTGCCCGCAGTATGAGGGAGCACCATGATCCAGCCCGGCTTGTTTGACACCAACACGGCCGTCTTCAGCGAGGATCGGAGGTACCGCTACCTGCTAACTCGCCAGTGGGGGCCGAGCACATCGCACGTCCTGTTTATCATGTTGAACCCGAGCACGGCGGATGATGTTTCGGACGATCCGACTATCCGCAAGTGCATCGGGTTCGCCCGCGCATGGGGATACGACGGACTGAGCGTCTGCAATCTGTTTGCATACCGCGCCACATCGCCACAGACCATGAAGGCTGCGCCTGATCCGATCGGGCCACGAAATGACTTACAGATTCTGCGAGCGGTAGAACGGGCAAAGATCATAGTTGCGGCATGGGGTACGCACGGGGATTTTATAAATAGGGCTTGTCACGTCTTGGGCTTAATCCGTCACCCAGTATGGTGTCTTGGAACCACGCAAACGGGAGCGCCGCGACACCCGCTGTATGTGCCTGCCGCGCAACCGCTGGTGTTGCTGAGAAAGCTGGTGTTGCTGAGAAAGGGCGCACTATGAACCCCGTAGGCGTAGCCCAATCCGCCCCGGCTGTGCGCGGCCTGCTAGACGGCGGGACCGTGCTGTGGGTGCCAGTCAGGTGCAAGAGCGCGAACATCAATGACTACGAAGGCCACTGGCATTGCGATTTCGGCAAGTGGTACTACGATTCAGTCCACGGTTGCAGCGATCTCATCAAGCCGCCTGTACAGCCCGGCGACGTGGTGTGGGTGAAGGAGACGTGGTGCGAAATACCGTGGGAAGATGGCATGGGCAAACGATCTACACGGGTTCTGTATCGGGCGACAGAGCCAGAACTATTTGACCGGACTGTTGGCGATAAATGGCGTTCCCCTGTCACCATGCCTCACTGGGCCGCGCGCATCGAGCGCACTGTCGTGACTATTGGCGTTGACCAGCGTGACGGGGTGTGGCAGTGGAGGATCAAGACGTGATCCGATACCGCAAAAGAAAGACGGCGCGGGTATTCTTTTCAACATCATGTGAGATTTTTGGCATCACTACTGACATTGAACCCGGCGACATCATTGTGGATATCAATGGAAAGATGTTCCGGTGTGAAAAACCGTCATCGTGGTGTAAGCGAAGCATCGGGGAACTCTACCCGCGCAGGATTAAGCCGCCGAAGCTTGGTATGAAGGCCACCCTTATAGATGGCGAAGCGTATTGGATTCAGGCGGAGGTAAAGGTATGAGCGCAACACAACGGCGGGCGAAACGCGAGGCGCGGGAAGCATATGAGCGGGCGCACCAAGAGCGGGTCGAGTGTGAGAGCGCGATCTTAGCGTCCTACCGCGGTAGCCTGGTTCCACGCCATCCACAACGGGTCATAAAAGCATTCTACCGCGCCCTACTTG